ACCAAAACATCTGCCCCGTTTTTAAGAATATCTTCTGCATACTTGACAGAGATTTCTCTTTTATAGAAGGAGCGTTAATCTTATAGAACTGAGAGGTACCAATCTTTGATAATGAGTCACATCTTTCTCTGTAATATATAAAGCTATCTTTGTATGCTTTATATGTACTGATGGTATCGAGTAGCATTCTTCGTTCCTTTTCAAATAAATAGTGACTCTCGTAATGAAAACGATCTTCACCAATCTTATTCCCTTGCGCATCATATCGGGTTGCTGTGCTATCTTTTACATAGCTGCTATCTTTTATAGCCTTTTCTGTTTCTCGCTTTTGGATATGTTGCCATTGCTCGAAGGCATAAGACAATCGGGTAGTGAAGAGGGAATCGAATTTCTTTTCACTCTGCTTGTCTGTGATGAAGGTTTGTGTAGTTACTGCTCTAGGAGTACTGCACCCTAAGACAGAAACAAGCGCAAGACCTACCACTAGGGTAATGGTTGCCCATTTCCAAAATCTTATATCATACCATTTCATCATTTATTCAATTTTAGATTATCATACGTAATGTAGCTAAGTCTGCGAAGCCATCCTTTAAGAAAACCTTTCTGATCACCGACTGCTATTCTCTTTAGATAAGCTTTTCTATCCTTCTTGAAGGCTTCGAATAGTCTTTCTCCATTGGATTTATTAATGGCATACAGCGTCTTATTACCGATAATACCATCTGCTGTGATACCTAATACAAGTTGCAGATGTTTTACCGCTTTGCTGACTCCGCTATTATAAGCGAAGTCTACTAGCATATTGGCTACGCTCTGATCCTGTATTTTATCTGCCTTGCAAGCATTCCAATAGTTCTGCTTGAAAACTCGATGAAAGTCTTCTTCAGTAAGGCGTTTCACGTCTTCTTCATTAAGAACACCATCACCATTCTTGTCATACCCGACTCTTCTCCAGGTAGCAAGGGTGATGCCGTATTTTGTTGGACCGCCCTTATCTTTCTTGTTATTTGTGTATTTGTCCGTTTCCCAACTGAGGATAAACGGAACAAGTTTACTAGAATCAGCCATGTTTACTTCTCCTCCTCGCTATAATCATTTCTTTGAATAATGCAGCCAAATACAATAATGCTTACTATAATAGCTGCCACCATAATAATCGCTAACATCATATCTTTTCCTCCTTTTCCGTGTAATTTAGATACTCTGACAAATATGGAATCTTCTCGATAAATTTGAAGCGCATGAGATAATAGAGGAAACTCACTACATACCAAGGAGGGGTACCCTTCTTGAATATCTGTTTCAAGTTCTTCAGAATATTGCATCCATAGAACCACAATACTAGATACGAGATAAAGGAAACACATTGAACGGAACCTTCCATTTGTCCTTTGAATCGCCCGATTGCATATACTGCTGCACAAAGGACGAAGAACACGGTAGCGTGACCGATGCACACAACTGCTTTCTTCAACTCGAAGTTCTCTCCTTTTGCAATCATGCCACTAAGATAACCGAAAATAAAGTTGAGGGTGAAGACGATCATAAGCGAAGACAACTCGCCTTCAATCGGTTTAAGATAGGCGAGGAGTGCAAGAACTACGCCTACAACAATATCTTTAATTCTATCTGCCATACTATAACTATTTGATGATTAAACAATAATGCTGCAAATATACAATAAAATATTTAATCATCAAATAGATTTCACGAAAAAGTGCAAAACTTTATGCCTTCATATAAACGAATATATATTTTTGAAGAAATATTGTATATAATTTCCTCGAAATATTGTATTTTGAAACGCATCGAAATTTGGAATTAAAATAAAAATCCCCTATACTATTGGCGTAGTATAGGGGAATATTACATTCCTGCTCGGAAATGCGATGCTCTAAAAGCGCTGCTCTAAAAAACACTGCAAATATAGACAATAATTCTGAAACCACCAAATTTTTCATCATTAATTTGTTAGATACAGATACAATCCTTCCACGAACCACATTATCAATATCATAGTTGACATCGTTACCCAAGTAAAGAAGTACTTATCGACCTTCTTGTATTCACAGGAAAGATACAAATAAGCAATGAACGTGCTGTTAATGATTACCAGTATCGCTACTATAATCAAAGTACAAAACATATAATCCATAATAATACTCATACGTTCTCGCTTATCCGTACTGCGATAGGGCTTATACGTTATGATTTTCTCTTACTCTTTATGTAGTGTAGTATATCCCACTTCTTAAAATATCGGGTATGTCCTCGCTTTTTGCAAACGCCATTTGGAATGTCACCTCTAGCAACCATACGATTGAGTGTAGCATCAGAAACTCGCAATTTTTCCTTGACCTCCTCGGTGCTCATCATCGGGTTGAGCATATCGGGGATGATGTCACACAATCTATCAAGATCCTCATCGCTCATTCCGCAGGCGGTGACCTTCTCACCATTTCTCTGTTGCTCGTCAGCCTTAAAGCAAGCATCACTCAGCGACTTAAAAGCCGTGCCGAGCAACTTATAATTCAATATCTTTCCCATAATCACGCACAGATTTTACGTCCTAACTTTGACCTGCTGATAAACAAATCCACAAAAGAGTACAGATAGAATATTGCCGTTACCACCATGACCGTATAGCAAGAATCTACCATATCTTTGGTGGTATACCAACTCCATTCCACAATGTGAGCCGCATTGATGCTTGCAAAGTAGAAGAAGGGAATGCGGTATCTCCAACACAAGAAGAAAAATCGGCTTGCTAATATCAAAACCATTGGCAGGACGTACACCATAAAATATATGTAGAGATAGCAAGGTGTATTCTCCGCATAAGGAATGAACATTTCACGAGGATGCTGAGAGAATTCATAAATGCCGTATGCGTGAAAGCACATAAGTGTAATAGGAACGTACTTACAAAACCATCTAAAAAATTTCAGAATCCTTCTGCTATACCGATTACCATGTCGCATCAGCAAGTCCATAACCTCACTGACATCTTTGTCTTTCAACCACTTTAATAGGTTGTCTTCGTCTTCTTTATTCATAAGCGTTGATTTAAATTAAATGATTGTGCAAAGATACAGTTTTCTGCACAAAATCGGTGAAAATGAGAATATTTTTGTGTTAAACTTTGCGAAAAGTAACAATCTGAAAGTTCTGTTACCAAATTCTTGTTACCATTTTATCGTTTTTTGGTAACAGAAACATTGCGCTTTCAGATTATTTTCGTAACTTTGCGGCAGAAATTAAAACATTAAGATTATGAAAAAGTTAGAACCATACGAAAATCAAATGGGATACCTAGTAGGTGGTAGCAGATTACCATTTACTCCTGGAGAGATGGAGTTGGAACACAAGTGTAATCCATATCCTAATGACAGAATTGTAAAGGTTGGCGATACTTTCATGCCTTATGCACTCGCACGTTTGGTCATGATACAGAAATAAGGCGGTCACCCATATTAGAGCAACCGCCTTGAATCTATGCTATATGTATCACCAGCCAACCAAACAAGATAACGAGGAGATATCTCACCACATCTTCCCATTCAAAATATATAAGGTGATACACCTTATATTGCCAAATCTCCCTCGCTACCATCGCTATGAGGAGGAATAATACTCCCTTCCATCCGCACATAGATGATGCGAGAAGGCTCAGAAACATGTACAATACCATGCCGCATATATCCCTCTCATTGACAGAGAGGAGGGAATCGAAGATAATTCTTAATCTATTCATAATCGTGATATTTTAATCAATTGGACTAGATGATAAATAATCAAAATCATCGAAATTCGAGATTTCAAAATTGAAACTACCATCATTAGCTGTTTCATCATCAGATGTATGTACCTCTATGCAAATATCGTTTTCAATGTCAACACCTAATATATTGCGTCTACTAGCTCCCCAAAAAGTTGCCTTAATAGGAGAGACTTTTTGATTATCATCATAACTATAACCAATGCCTGTAAGAGTTACGAACACAGCCTCCAGGTCTAATGAGCCATCTTCCTTACTTAAAAACCATTTGCGTGGAGCTATGATTTCATAGCGCCCCGTACTGAGACGATTTACACTGAGTGTAGACCCATCGAATGTGCGATACTTAATGCTTGCACTTGACGAAGTTCCATTCACCCTACCATAAGCAAGAACTTTTTTGTTTCTACCATAAGCTCGGTTAGTCATTAAATCGCATCTGCCTATAACACACCAACCGAAGAAATTCTTGTCATCGCCCAACCCTAGTAATGTAACACATTCCCTAGATATTCTAATCTTTTGGAAAGCAACACCATTCTCATAGATAAAAAAACCCTCTGGTACATCTACATAGACATTACCATAGTCTGCATCTTGATTATTCCATCTGAAATGGGTAAGGTGTACGACTCTACCAACTTGGTCTAGACCAGTTGATTTAATATGTAAATCCAAAGTACCTTTACGAGTTACGAGAGATATGTTATCAGCAAATTTGCTCTCATAACCTCCACCAGCAGGCACAAATGGGCTACGAAAAGAACCAGACAAATTGATATTGCTAGCTTTCAGATTTTCGATTACAGCATCTCCAGCTTTGATAGTTCCTGTTTGAAGTGCCTGTGTTACGATATTTATCGCATCAATAAGGTTAGCATTGAACTTGCCATTAACGAACATTCCAGCTTCCTCATATTCGGTGGTTTCATCTTTTCTTGTTAGCACTTGTACCTTATCACCATAAAGCTTGACCTTATCAGTAGTGATTTCGATACCAGCCTTCTTTAGCGAAGCCTTATCTACCAGGTCGGTCTTGCGTTCTGTGAACTCGGTCATGGTTGCACCTATCTCCAACTTAGGCTGACAGATGTATACATCATTACCGCTATAGCATCGTATAAGCAGATTCTCGGGAAGAGGGTGTCCGCTTGATGTATTAAGATGATAGTGTACCCAATAGCGTTTCCATTCGTTTGTTAGCTCGAAATCAACATTGCCATCTGGCGATACGGCATCATATTTATTGTTAGAACTCTCTACAAAGAAACTAGGTGTTCCATCCTTCCAAAGATAAGTACTAACCACACCAGTGCCCTTAGCAAGGAAAGAGAACATATAGTCTTGCCCATCATTGATACGCCCGACCATATTCCATTGTAGCATATCAATATACGTACTTGTTGTGTTGTTAGTACGAGCAACGGCATAAGCGTATTCGTAGCCTTCATTGATAATTTCGCTACTCTCTGTTTTAAGATTACCGCTCTTTTCCAATGACCTTGTATTATCAAGGATGTTGCCGCCTACATAGTCGTAGTCATCTTCCGATAACGTCCAACCGCTATAGGTGTCACCCTCTTCCATCATAGGCTTACAGATATAAGCGTGGCATGTAGGATATTCATCCGCACCGATTGCCTTCGGAACGTTCTTATTATTGCTCCAGAAGTTCACGGCTACGTATGATGTCACATCTTTAAAGTACGGAGAGGATTCGGTTGTGTCGAGCACAAACGTGACTCTCTTCCATTCATTAGCTTTATCGACATGATGTGCCTCGATTACCCCAGAAGCATTACCTCTGTCCTGCTGATTGATGCTTTCCATAAAGATACATTCGATGGCAAACGGCAAATCCAAGTTGTCGCTCTTTATCCAGCAAGATATAACGTACTTCTTGCCCTTCACGATAGGAATGTTTGTAACTACACCATTTTTCTGTGTCGAATCCCAAAAAGCACCGATATAGTTGCCATCTCCAGTTCCCGAATACTTATCCGAGCTGTAAATGCAGTTCACACCATCAACGCCTGTATTCTTCTCAATGCGAGCTAACGAATGAATAAACACGCTGTCCTGATTGCGGAATGCGCTATTCACAAGCATGTTGCGTCTGCCAGATGTCTTAGAGAGTACCTCTAACTTAATATTCTCAGCGGTCTGTTCGATAGTAGATTCTACAGTCTTCAAGTCAGCCTTGTTTTTAAGTTCTGACGATACTGCATCATACTTATTGCTAACCTCTGTGTACTTACTAATGTACTTCTTATTATCTCTAATGAGAAAGTTAGCATAAGTATTGACGTTAACAGAAAACGGAAGGTAAGCACGATATTTAACACCATCTACAATAACAGAAACGTTCGCGCCGCCCGATGTAGCAGGAACTTTTACATCATCTATGTTTGATGATGTGATTCCACTTATCTTCACTTCTGGCTTATTGGTTGTAGTGTTAACAAGCAATGCCGCCTTACAATTATCGCCAATTTCCGCATCGTTATCCCAATCGGTTTTATATTGCAATTCGGTTGTGCCCCGATACACCTTAATCTCAGCACTCTTTTCGGCTTGTTTAAGATTTCCATTTTCGTCTGCATCGAATACAAGCTCTGCTGGCGAGAACACGATATTGATAGCGTCCTTGCCAACCTTTCCGTCTTTTCCATTCTCTGGTGCTCTAGGAATCCAAGCCGAACCCCTCGCAACAAAATCTTTTTTTGCCATTTTCCCACCCTTTAAATTAGACAATCATTGTCACTACCTCTTTGGCTACACTCTTAGCCTTCACGCGCCAAGCTTGCATTTCTGCAAACTCTGCTTGATGTTCCTTGCTCTCGCTTTCGAGCAGATGGTTGTTGATGATAGCCTGCATCTTATCAGCAGGATAGTGGTCACAAACGATAGCATTCACAATACCATCATAGGTGCGAGTACCGCTAACATCAACATTCTCCATTGAGCACATACCATCTGGTATAATCACTTCGCCATCCTTTGATGTCTCAGCCGCCATCTTCTCAATATCAAAGAATACACGGATGATGTCACCCTCTTCACGAACAATAATACCATTTTTTGGTAATACATCTAAAACTTGAAATACCTTCATAATTTTACGTTTTTAAAATTCAACAATAATTATTCTATATCATAAGTATAGCGACCGCCAGCCTTGAAGACTTGTGTGATGTACGTCTCTTCGGGCAATATGTCCTTTTCTTTCGCCTTTATCAGCTTGCCGATTATCAAATCTGATGTCGTGCAGAACTTCTTTTTATTGCAGTCCTCATCGGCATCACGTGCATCACGATACAACACGAAACATCTGCCGCCTTTCCCTTTCACGGTGCAATCGGTTTCAAAGTCATAAATGACTATATGTGTGCGCTTCTGAGCCAAATTGGCAATCTTTTCCTCTTCTACATTGAAGATGCGCTTTCCGTTCTTACCCTCGCTGACAATATCTGTCGTTATACCATGTTCTCTAAAACTCATGCCGTTTTCTGATAATATCTTATGCCAAAGATTCTTGCATTTTCCCCACTTCATGATGCCGTTGTAAGCACCATAGAGTTCTTGCCTTCTCTTTCGTGACTTGACACGATGGAATGCTTTCGCACATTTGACTTTCGTGCGCTTCCTAACTCGCATATTATGCTTTGAAAAAGCATATCCTACGAAATCCAGGCATCTTCCATCAATGCCTTTTTCTTCATCTTTCAGTAGTGCAATATAGCTACTTGCCTTTATGCACAGACCATATTCATTACATTTCTCGTCTAATTTATTCAGAAGATACGTAGCTCTTTCCTTAGTCTCTGCAAATTGGGAATCATCGTCACAATGTCTGTGATAACCCTTTGAATGCACTGTTTGCGTCATGTATCTGTCAATCATGTGCCATACCAAATTGCCTATCAACTGACTATTGCAGCCACCGATTGTTATTCCTCGTTTACTGCCTACATAGTTCATCGGCTTCTTGCTAGCCCATTTGCAATAGCGCATCTTACGCTGATACTCTTTCTCCAACAAAGGCTCAACATCTGATTCATAATCAAGAATTGTCTTGTCTATCAGTTTCAAGAACAAATCATCATTAATGAAACGACCTAAAACGAGCAATACAACATCATGAGGTATAGATGGATAGAATTTGCGCAAATCCGACTGAACAATATATTTGAATTTCTTATATCTTCTAATCGTGCGTCTAGTTCTGATAGCACCAAAAGTCTGACCCTTGTTTGGTCTTCCTGCACTGGAATCATATATGAGCACTCGCTCAACGATAGGCTCTAATACAATCTTTATCGCATGAAAGAGAATACTCCAAGGTTCAAAGTACAGAGGAAATATTTCTCTTTTCTTTCCCTTTGAATCAATCTCCGTAGGCTTATATTCCTTTGTCGGATATTCACCTAGAATTATCATGTTCTGTATAGCATCCAAGCTCTCTTCTCTGTGAGCACGAAAGTTATTGGCATACCACACATTTTTATCATCAAACGCATCAAGCGCATCATCAGCAGCTTGATTCAATACTTCTCTTGACGCTATCTTATCTATTAGATGTCTTACCTTCTTTGTCATTAATTCAAAAATCGCTTATCTTCCTAGCCCAAGGTTTTGGTATTTTACGACTACTTAGCCTTGCTTGCTCATAAGAGCCTTTCCGCTGATATGTTTTGGCTGATTCAGTATTTCATTATACTCTACAACCAAGGTTTGAGGGACTCGCAGAGGTGACTTAGCCTACACGGAGCAGTTCCACGTCCACGATGATTAAGTTAGACGAGCCCCGTAGTTCGCATTCGCATTCGAAAAAGCGTTGTTCGAATTGACGTAAGCGAGACCGCTATTCGAACCGTTATTAGCGTTCCCACCGAACAAACAGAGCTTTGCCCCTCGCCACCTATTATATTGTCACGAAAGTATTTCTTTACAAAAATCTTGAACTATTAATTTTTAATTACTTAACACTATTTTTTGACATCCTCGCATTCGGTTGCGTGAGATTGGAGGGACAAGCCCTCCAATGCGGATGTCGCTGACTTTACAAGTCAGCTCCGTTTACGTATTGCGTTTTTCCGTAATAAGCGAGACGAGCCCCGTAGCTCGCATTCGCAAACGAAAAAGCGTTGCTCGAAGTGACGCAAGCGAGACCGCTATTCGAACCGAAATTAGCGTGCCCACCGAACAAACAGAGCTGCCCTGTAGCTAAATTTCTCCAGAAGCAATCGCACCAATAGTTGTTTGAGCCGCCACCTGTTGTGCTCTGTGCGATAAGGTCAAAGTGCTCACCAAGAGCCATCTTGCTTACATATCCATCTCCGTCCATTCGCTCCAACTTGCGATAATCACCAGCAGGCTTAGTTGCAAGCTCTGCATCTGTAGGCATTCTGTTGCCCTCATAGATGAATACTTCCTTACCTGTCTGTCCTGTATTCTCGCTCTTACCGAAGTAAATATTTTGCGTCATCTCATGTTGCCAGTTCCAACCATCCTCAATACCGAACAATGATACTCGGCTGCTGTTTACGCTTGCTGGTTTGCCAGCGGTAGCATTGGGAAGAGCATCAATAGAAATACTTCCGCATGAATCACCGAGTGTCTTGGTAGCTCCAGTTGTCAGCTTAGATGCTGCGCCCCAGAAATCACCACCCGCAGAACCGCCAACACCATATCCAATCTTGTCTTGGCAGTTCGTATTACCATACTCAGATAACTGAAGCATCATCATAAGTCTGCGATGGTCATAGCAAGAAATACCATAGTCATTACCATTCGCTCTAGCCTTTGCCCAGAACTGAGAGATTGTAAGACCGCCATTTGGTACACGACCGCTGCGAGAAACCAACTTGTCGGAAATTACATCTGCCTTGTAAGCACCAAAGCAAGGTGACTCGATGTAATGACCACCGATAGGGAGTAATGATAACCACAGATACGGAATACCTGTAACCGTATCTGTCTTTACGAGATAGTACAGACGAGGAGAATGAAACATGATATTACCCTTAGTTTCGTCAACAACAGTACCATCAGCAAAATAGTTACTATTTGTTTTAGACAACTTAGCCAATCGACCATCCTGTGTAAGGAGATAGCGACCTGCCGTCTCTTTGTACTGCGCCCACATATCCAAGTTACCGACACGACCCCATTCTGTGCTTGTCTTAGATGATGGAGACTGATAGATAGGAACACCCCAAGCATATTGTGAGAGGTTAAGTGAACTAGTCTGTATTGAGTTCATGAAGTCCTTGACTGAGATTCTCTTGATAGAACCGCCAATCTCAACCATAACATGATCAGATGCCAACATTGAGTTTACAGCACCAACTTTTGCTAAATCATTTGCCATAATTATTTTTTCATTTATTACTAATTAAACATATATGTTACGCCTTCAGCGTTAGTGTAGACATTTCCGTCCTTGTCGGATGCATCTTGCAATGCATCCTTGAAGCTAGCATCATATAATACATGTATACCATCGTTGATAGTATTACCGACACCAGTTTTTTCTATATCGTACACAACTGTACCGCCGACATTCCAAAGCTTCTCCGTTGTAGCGTTATTTAACACATCAATAGCTTTTGTGAACCATTGTATATTGAATACAGATTCCGGACATTCAACCTCATTTTTATCTATTGTGATAAGAGCCATATGCTTCTTCTGCTTATCATCATTATAGATGGCTGTCAAGTTGAGTACTTCTGCTTCGAAATCCTGATAGGTTCTTCCGAATGAAATCTGTCTCTGTGCCACCACATTATTGCCAATAAGCACTCTAATGACATAATCGCCACTATCAATAGCTCTGAGGTCAAATCCGACTTCACTTGCCGTCACTTTGATAACCTCGGAATATCCACTTGATACATCAACAAGCGAATTGGCAGAAACAACCTTAAATACCTTGATGCTATATCCTGTATTGATTTCCTTGACACCTTTGTATACATGCAGAGGGATAGTACGTTCATACTGATTTCCGTCATAACAAGCATTCCTATCGTCATTGCTGAATGTAATCAGACCATGAGCAACCTTGTAATCATACAGGGCAAGCTTATCATTGAGCGGATTGTACAGAATCTTGTCGGCATCACCGAAAGAAAGTCCATAAGTATCTTCCGTCTTGTTGAACGTGCTCAATATGAGTTCCTCTGTGTCTACTTTCAGTCTTGTCTGTAGACGATAGTCAGGGATTACTGACGAGAATGTCAGCGAGCATCGTTCCTCTCGTGAGAGATTACGCATTACCTTCAGCGCACCTCTCATACTTCCGTCTTGCAGAATCTCGTACTTGCCCTTCCATGATGCAATAGTGGTAATATCAACACCATTGACCTTCCATACCATTTCGTCAAGAATGCTATTGCATTGCTTGTTAGCCCATGAATTATCAGAAGCCCAAGCCGTTATGTCGGGATAAATCACGGTAGGTGTAATCTCTCGGTTTGGCTCATACTCACCTGTATCGGTGTTGTAGACCTGTGTCGCTGGGCTACCATCCGTAAGACAAACAAGTCTTTGGCTCACATCTAGCGGCTCATAGACTCGATTAATAAAATTATCTTTACTTCTCATAGCTTATTATCCTTTACAGGTTTCTGTTTCGGATGCGGTTGCCGCCTTCTCTGTGCAATTGACAGAACCTTCGATGTGTCCGTCCATTTTATCCTCAAAGTACGAAGCATCAATTACGGCTACTTCCGTATCGAATGTATGCAACTGCTTAGTGTAATCGTGATTCCACAAGATATGATTCCAAGTACATGTGTAAGTACTGAGGTCGACTGCTGCCGTAGTTCTGGTATTAATGACAGATGGAGTTGCCTTCACGTTTCCTGTCTTGCCCAAAGCACCTGATATGCTGTAGATAATCCTGTATATATCACCCGTATCAGCTATCTTGATAGCTGCCGTAGCGCAAGGGCTGTCTGCCCTAACGCCATTATCAACCTGATAGAACTTAGCAAGGAATAACTCTTCGCTGTCAATATCATCACGTGACACAGACAAGTTTTTGCCATCCTTACCAGTCATATACACACCATTCTTGTACCACTTACATGTATAGTTATCAATATAAGATGAACCATTAGACATTTTCGTTGTAAGTGTAGTACTCGTTACTTCCGCAGAAAGCTGTGCAGGCTTTGCAAAGATGAATCCTGTAAATGCTGATGCGGAAGAACGCTGAATGAGAATGTCAATAGTCTTTGACTGATTATAGTTAATTCCGTCAAGGTCTGCTACACCTTCATACTTCAATGTATCGTTGGAAACGTTGTCCGCACTCGCCAAGTTCTTCACAATCTTGATTGTGCCATCATATACCTTGTACTTGAATCGTCCAAGTGTCTGTTCTGTTGCCCAACCGTCAACTGCTGTACCGAAGATGATAAGAGAGCCGTTGTAGTACCATTTGTGCTCTGTAAGCTTCAACTCACCATTCATTGCGCTAGAGCAGACTGGCTTTACTGTTGGCTGACTATCCGCATTTGTTTCCCAGTTAGGGAATACGTTGCTAGGATTATCTGGGTCAACAGACTGATACAATGGATTATCACCTAATTTCAAGTAGAAATAAAGAGTATCACCATTAATGATACGTGAGATTACATTCGAACCTCTTGCTGAAAAACCACCCATATTCTGTTATCTATAAATTATTAATAAAATCCCTTACCTCACATTCGGTCATTACATTACCTCCGATGTTTGCCGCTTTCTCTTCTAAAGTGTTGCCTTCAATGGCTGTGCAGAAAGTAACCTCTTTCTCGTTCAGAATAATAAGCGTGCCTAATAACCTATGCGTGATAGGGCTGAAACCATAGTTGCTTGCTACAACTTTATCGCAAATAATATATTTCATAATCTTGTCATTTAAATTATTGTTACTATGTGAAAGTAAGATTCTCTTGTGCGAGCTGCTTCTTATCATCACCTATAGCCGTCACCGTGAAGATTATCTTTCTTCCTTTACCGAAATCATCAACAGATACATCTTGCGAACAGATAAGTGAGATAGTTCCGTCAAAGTTCTTGACTTTATCTCTTAACAACCAAGCGGCATCACTTACGGAATCATCACTTTTCCTTTCGATTTTCCACTTCTTTACATACGGTGTCAAATCTTCGCTACCACGATATACCTTACATCTGATTTCTCCCTCTCTGCCGTAAGCGAAGCCTTGCTGAAAGTCATGCTCAAAATAAATCTCTACAGGAATTATCTCTGTCATAGCCTTCCAATAAGCGGAATCGGCAGTAGGCTCATCTGTTGTAGTCTGTCCTTCTGGAACAATACATAACCACATTGTGCCGTGCCAGCTTACTTGGTCGTAGTAGCTGTATTCCGTACCCTCCTTCCAGTCCCCCAGATAGATGGGAGTCCATACCTTCTCTCCGCTCACGTTGACTAGTTGGAAGAATTTGCTAACGATACTGACACCATCGAAGCTTACGTCAAAGATAGACTTATCCTTCAGCGAGTACGAGTTGATGCCTCTGTACATCGTGAACCTAGGTGCAGAATCGCCTTCTGTTTCCATCATCAGAAGGTGCTGTCGGCTTGTATCGCTTTTGTTGCCCATGAGGACGATGGTATCACCTACGACAGGGGTGTCCGAGCCTTCCATGCAGTTATCCTTTGCTATCTGAATCCATGCGAACTTCTTGCCGTCATAGAGTTCGTGACCTTCTGAATCAGTGATTACCTCGTTCTCGGTTGAGACCTTAGTGACAAATCTCCAATAGTCCTTGTTGCTGACGTTCTCATATACACCAGCCTTGATGTTGAACGTCTTGCACCTGACTTGGTCGTCCACCTTGAATGAATTGATTGTTGCGGTCGTTCCATCATCAGCAAGGAGATAGCACTTCCAGCCAATCAGCTCATTCGTTGTCTCGCTGAAGACCTCCTTGATGTAGCTTATCTTGCCAGCAGCAGGGCTGAGGACGATGTTACCTCCAACGTAGGATAATTCTCGAATAAGCAGCGTATTGAAAATTGCCTTACCCCATACTATCAAGTCCGTGAGCAGCATTTGAAACTTTCCATCGCTTCTCTGTCTTATCGCAAAACCGCTCTGCTCAGATTCGTTGAAATCGAGAGACTTCAAGATATTCACCAACACACTAGAGAGGATAGCGTTGCCGCTGCTGTCTATGCTGTAGTTGTTTCCGTTGCCAAGAAACAATCCTTTCACGAACTTCTGAACCTTTTGAAATGTGATAGTTCCGTTAGCTATATCATCAAACAGCTTTGAAACGAAAGAATTAATTGATTTTCTTGCTGATAGAACATTACTATCTGTAGGTGGTGTTGAGTCGTTCATGCCAATTACATAGACACCTCCACCTTTACCACTTCCCGTGCCGCCTATCTGCATTCCGTTCACTGTGATGGAGTCAACCTTGTCTTCCAACTTACCCAACCGGCTAGTAGCTGCCTTTTCGCCTACGATGTACTGAGGGTGGTCGTAAGGAATGTCCAGAGGTATCTCCATGCCAATGATACGAGAGTTTCGGTAGTGCTTACCATCCGCGTCCACCTGCGCAAACATATCATTAATCAGCTTTACCTGTTCACCGAGAGGATGGTAATCGTATGTTCCATCATTGTAGAACTTTTCGCCATCCATCGTGCAGGTGAAGTTTGAGTTGCTGATCATGGTCTTCTGATAGTACTGCTTCGCTCTATCGAACAGAGACAACTGAGCGGTAGGGATGAGGTCCGTATCTGTAATTTTGGTTGCGTCCCAGTTGTAGAGGAAGAACTTATCACCTACCTTCGGGCACATAACGCCATCTGGGAGTGTTCTTCCGTATGTGTCATTAGCAACAATCTCGAAGTAGTTAGCCTTGTCAATAACCTTGAAACTGACTTCGAACTCCATACCCATGAGGGCACCACTAGTGAACTTGATACCTAGAGTGAGGTTACTCTTTATCCAACTAGCTTTAAAGCTTTCTGCGAAGGAGTCCATTGAACCAACCTGCCAAAACGTCTGTGTAGTCTTAGTTCCATCATCGTTATCAACAGTGCTATCGTAGGTCTTGATTCTGCTCACCCTGCATTCAACCTTCGGGTATTCTTCCTCGAACATCACGACACCTTCGATAGCCTGCTTGTCGTTCTTCACGACATTCACGTTCTCCAGGTAGCCATCCTTGGCGTAGAAACCATCACTATCCACTTCCTTGTTAGGGAGCATGAGGTAATCGGTAGCTACACCATCGGTGGTGACGTCCGCATCGGCACCAGTGAAATATCCTTTCGGAATATTCCTGTCTGAGCCGAATGCGTACAGTCTCGTAATATAAGTTGACTTAGATTCCGAATAGGACATAGACAGAACATTAACATCCTGTTCGAATGTTGTCTGTCCTTCCATTTCGCAATATCCAAGGTATATGATTGAACCATCTATCCACCATTCGCAGTTGAGTGCGTCTTCAGAACTGATAGCGTTGAGAGCATCAAGAATACTGATGGAGCCGTACTCGATCAAGAATCTCTTCTGAACATCGAAAGCCTTGTTGTTGTACGTAGTGTAGTCAACAGAGAACTCCTTGCCATTGTACGTAAGCCCTAGCGCCTTTAGGTTGTCGAGTATAACGTTCATGTGTACGCCTACCGTTGTGGTAAGCTTGAAGGAGGTCTCGTTGGCTCCGTGCTGAGGGCGATACTTGCAAAGCTTATTCTTCCAAGACATATAGTAGGCATCCATCTGCATTTCGTAGTCGTAGCCATCACTATCATTGTGCTTAGGGAAGTATGATGATGTAAGCTCAAAGTAACCGAAGTCGGGAATCTCCACGGAGTCCCCAATCTCGAAATAGACAGGAGTAGCCGTAGTGAACTTCAAGATGATGTAGTGGTGGTCCATAAGCTGATATGACAGCTTAGAACCCTCACCGAAGTCCTCTAATGTGAAGAATACCTTGTTATTTCTCTTAATCTGAATCATTAGCTTATATATTTACTTGTTTCACCTCTGTCACTAGGGTCTGGCTCGTTGAGCTTTAGGCTGAACTTTGCCATTTCCCGAATGAACTGACTGAATTGAGTGCAGGAGAGATAGATGCACCGATACCACACATTAGGCTGAAATCGGGTGCGGATAACCAACTCTCCCTTGGCAAGAACATCCTCGCAGAACCTAGCATAGTTCGTCATGAACGTATCTGAGTCCTTTGCGGTCATATTGAATGGCAGCGTTATCTCCCTCTCATCCAATCTAGGATTGTGCTTGATAACCGACTTGCCGTCCTTTGAGCGATACTTGTTGCTGATGAACTCCTTGTTTGGTGCAGGGGTCATGAGCGCACTGAGGGCAGTTTCGTCTAAAAATATGCCCCACGTAAGATAGGCATCCTTGCCATTGATATAAAGTTGACCTTTAAGCATAACTATTTGATCATTAAATAACCTCATAGGCTTCGCTGTGAGCCGCTTTTGCTATTGTTGAGTGTAGTTGTAAGGGCAGACAAGCGAAAAGCCTATAGAGGTCAAATATCCTTTAATCTTCTGTTCATGTCATCCAGCTTTGGTCCGAAGTCATTATAGGTGAGCTTTGAATACTTCACGATGTCTTCGAGATAGCTGTTTGTCATAATCATCATGTTTCTAATCTCCAATACTGCGCCATTGGTTGAGATTCCGAGTGTAACGATGCTCTCCATCTGAGATATGGTGGTAGTCATGTTCTGAGCGATGGACTCTCCTGCTATCTGCAGGGCGGTGAAGCGACCATTCAGCTCGTCTGCGGTATCTTGCCCCATAGATGCCCATCCTCCGCTTGTTGCGGTCTGTGATGAGGATGAAGAACCAGTGTAGCCAGTCACTTTTGCCCAATCATCACGTCTCTTCAATCCTTCCTGGACTATATCATCGTAACGCTTGTTGAATGCTTCTATGTCTGTTTCGGTAAGCTTGCCATCGTTGTCCTTGATAGCCTTCGCCCAATCATCATAGAGCTTCTTCAAGTCGCCGTTGATGAGGTCTTCCATAGAGTAGGAGAGAAGAGCCTTTTGCATCATTTCAGCGAAATCGTCTGCAAAGTCCTGCGCTGACTTGCTCATATCCATAAGGTCTGATACGAAGCTATCCTTCATGCTGTCAAAGGAAATCTGCGTAAGGCTTTCCTTCAGCTTGTCTGATAACTCATCCAGCTTGCCCGCTTGGTCTATGTAGTCATTCAGCTTCTCCGTCAGACGTCCACCATAGTTACCCTTGCCAGTGTTCTCGATGTGCTCCCAGATGGCAACGTTGCCACGGAGGAGCTTCATTTCCTCTGGACTGAGGGAGAAGAGGTCGCCATTGAAGTCTGATTTGACGTTCTTCTTGATCCAATCCATCTCGTCACTACCGAAGCCGCCCCAATAAGCGTTCCATGAGTGGTGCGAACCATGATAGCTTGCCTGCGCCTTTGCGATGTCAAGGTAGTTCTGATTGGTCTCCTGCTGATTCTTGTAGGCTTGCTCGTAGTATGAGGTTGCCTTGGAGCCAAAGGAGTTTTCCATTGCATCAGTCAAATCCTCGATGGATTGCTGCAAGAGGGTATTTCTGTCTGTCAGTCTTTCGATGGTGTCATTGACTTTCTTTGCATTTCCATCTCCACCGAACAGACTATTGAAACCACCGAATGAAAGCGTGTTGAGGATATGGGAAACGTTGTTTCCGATACTCTTCAATGGCTTCATAACGATGTCACCCGATAAAGCATCATCGAGGATGCCCGTTACTGCGCCAAAGACCGTGTCCATGAGGTTGCTTATGAGTGTTCCGAAGCCATCTTTCAGAATATCGAGGATGCCGAGTATTGCGGAGATTATTTCACCTGCCATACCGCTATCCCCTAAAGCTTTCGTCAGAGCCTTGGCTGCGTCGCTGTCTTTACCGAGTAACCCTTGGATTCCCTTTGCAAGCGTGTTGGCAACGTCCTTCTGCATGTTACCTCCGAAAAGCTTGTCAAGTCCTAGAATGGAGTTTCCTATGCCTTTGAGTGACCCCGATGTGAGACCCTGCAAACCATTTTCAAGCTGCTGGAACTGAGAAACTGCCTTCTGTGCAGATGTCTGTAAGTCTGATGATGCCTTCTGAACTGATGAACCGAACTCCAAAACGTTGTTAGAAGCGGTAGCAAGTACGCCCTGCGCTCTAGATAGGTTGGCTTCAGCCTTGTTGATACTTGTCTTGTCACCGCTCTTCTTAGCCTTAGCGAGGTCTTCCTGCGCCTTGGTGACAGCTTTTGTGGCTTCAATCTCTCGCTCCTGTGCATCAATATAGCCCTGCATGGCTGACTGATAGGAGTTGATGTCGTCAGAGACTTTCTTGAAGATGTCGCTATCCCAGATGGTGGCAGAGCCTTGTAACTTGGAGATAAGTTCCTGTATGGTCTTCTGCTCATTAACATCTGTTGTACTCTTTGAAAGCTCTTGCAGCTTCTCAATGGTAGGCTCCAGTTGGTCCTTGAACATAGCACCGAAGTCTCCGAAGACGCTTCCCCAATCGATGTTCTGTCTGATGGCATTTATCTCGATGGTTTGGAGGTCCTTCTTTCTCTGCTGCTGAAGAGAGAGCTTTTCGCCTTCCGTCTGAGCCTTGGCAATCTTCTCCTCGTACTCCTCGGCAATGGCTTGCTTCTGCTGATAGAGTGAGCCATACTCCTTCAAGTAGTCACGCATAGAGGTGAGGGCTTCCCTGTTGACCTCATCAAGCTTCTTGTTATACTCTTGGGTAGCGAGGTCTCTTGCCTTATTGAGGGCATTGGACTGAGCAGAGGTAAGGGTTACTTTCTTGCCAGCTTCCTTGTTTTTCTTCTTGAACTCTGCTTCCTGCTTGTCAATCTCGGCTTTGCGCTTGGCATAGTCGTTCTTGATTTCAGCAATCTTCTTCTCCGTGCCTTCCTGCATCTGAGATATATCGGTGTCGATATTTTCCTGCTGCAGCTGCTTCAAGTCCTCATTCAGTTCCTCCTGGGCCTTCTTGCGGTCTTCTGCTAGCTTCTTAGCATCGGCGGCTGCTTTCTTGGCTTTGGCAGCGTTCTTCTTTGCGTTTGCTTCTGCCTCTTCCTTTTCGCGACGCTTCTGCTTAGCATCGTCTTCTGCCTTGGTCTGCTTGGTATTCGCTGCATTGGTATAATCCCATCCTCGCTGGGCAATATCGTTGGTTGACATCCATTTACCATTGACCAGCGCACCAGACTTCTTGTTGTTTGCAAGGTCGCGTGCCAAAGCGGAAAAGTACTTACCTAAGCGTCCTAGCTCCGGAATATTCATATTCTGCATCCAAGATGGTATCTTGGCATCGAAGTTGACGTGGAAGTTGATGTTGTTCTCGGAATAGTTCTGCATGAACTCCTTGACACGGTTGTAGAGAACGTGTACATCCTCACCGGCACCCTGGAGCTGCTTCTGCAAAGCGTTTATCCTGTTCTTGGTTGAGGTAGCCTTATTACCGAAATCTTCAGTAGCATCTGCAGCCTTGTTGATATTATCTGCCTCCTCGGTATGCAGCTTCTTTGCAGCTCGAAGTTCATAGAGATAGCCGATCAAAGCCTTCCTGGCATCGCTTGTCTTGTCTCCTGTAAACCCAAAAGCATTAGCAAGATTTTCTAATTCTGAAATCAAAGAAGCTTCTAACTGATTGTATTGCTTCAGATAGGTCTGATACTCCTTGGAGTGCTCATTCAAGCCAGCCATCTTCTGTGTTAGGTCATCAAACTGCTTGATAACCGAGTCAGATACAATGTTCTGTATGCCGACGGCTATACCGCTGCTAGAGGTTCCATAATCCTTCAACTTACCCAAAAGGGCTTGCTGAGCGCTATCAACACGGTTGTTGTAGTCTTCATTAGCCTTGGAGATTGCATTGGCTCTGTTGCGCTCTGTAGCCTCCAGCTTGATTTGCTCGACGAGTTCTTTAGATTTATCTATCTCCTGCTGCTTAACATCCACAAGGTTGCTCTCGTCTTCCTTGATCTTGTCAATAGCAATCCCGTAGTTGTCATAGATGTTTGACAGCTCCTTGATGGTGTCCTTGTAAACCTTGGAGCCTTCCTTTGCAGTCTTCAGAATGGAGATTAGCGACTCGACCTTGCTTGATGCTTCATTTGCACTCTCGGTAAATTTGGAAGTCTTGGTAGCGGCATCCTCAGCGCTATTGCCGAATAGATTGAACATCGTGACTCCAGCTACTACTGCACCAAGAACCAGACCGAGAACATTTGAAGAAGAGACCAAATTGAACAGAGCCATGGCATCCTTGGCGGTTGTGATAGACTTCGCTAAAGACAAGAATGCTTTCGCACTCTCCCAAGCTACCTGTGCCTTAGATATTGCTATCATCGCTATCACCGCAGCCTTGTATGCTCCATACGCTGCAACGACAGTCATAAGCACCTTGCCTACCGTCTCCCAATTCTCAACAAGGGTGGAAACGACTCCCAATCCGGTATTGATAACACCCTCCTGGGATTTGCCGAGGTCATTGAACATCTGCTCGATGGCATCCTCAATGTTGCTTATCTGACCTGTAATAGTCTTGGACTGAGCCTCCATCAAGCCACCGAACTTGCTACCCTCGGCGGTCATACTCTGCATTGCCTGGATGAAGATATCACTGGTAACCTTGCCTGCCTTGATTTGCTTCTGTACCTCCTTGATGGCGTTGGTAACGTCAAGACCCATAACCTTGGCTATCTCATCTGCGATAGGAATACCTCGGTTGAGGAACTGGTACAGGTCCATCGTGTCCATCTTGCCCTTGGCGATGGTGGTGCCGTAAAGCATCACGAGGTCTTTAAGGTTTAGACCCATACCTGCTGCAACGTCTCCCAATCCGATAAGCGTCTTGTTGACATCCTCGGCCGCTACGTTGAATGCAAGGAGCTGCTTGGCTCCCTCTGTAACGTCTTCAACCCCGAAAGGTGTGACGGCTGCCGTGCGGATCAACTGCTTCATGAGAGCATCAGCTTTCTCCTCAGACTGCAACATTGTCTTGAATGCCATTTCTGTCTGCTGGAACTGACCGCGGACCTGCATCATCTGATTGACGAACTTGCCAATGCTCCAACCGCCAATGGCAATGTTCATACTGTTCTGTATATTCGAGATTACATCGTCAATAGACTTTCCGTCCTTCTCAACCCTCTCAGCAGTCTGATGAACTGCGTTCTGAATGTCCCGAAAACCGGAAACGACCTTGGCTGTCTCGACTATTGTATCGAATTTAATGCTTGGCATAATGTTCTATTTTTCCTTGAATTTATACTATGTTATAAAGAATCGCCGGGGAAACACCAAATATGAGTGTCCGATATGGGAACTTTACGTGCGTGCGCAGGAAGACTTCGGTTAAATCTCGGTCTCGGACTCTATCACCGCCTTCATGACCGCCTCCTTGTTGTTGCCATCGATGACCTCTTCCCCTGCTGCCGGTATATGGGCTTTCTTCCTCTCCTCGTCTGACAGATAGATTGAAGTAATCTTGTCTTTTAGCATGAGAGTCAGGTTGTTATACGATATTCCCCATACCACGTAATCGAAAGTCCATCCGTATCTTTCGCAAGCAGCGTCTATTAGAGTTCCCCATATTGTCTTGCCTCCAAAGATGAAGCTATTCTCCGACTTCTTCGCTGCGTTGACTTTTGCCATACGCTTCGCTTCTTCTTCCATTCCTGTCTCTTTGGCTATTGTCTGGTATGAGTTAGCCTTAAGGATGATGATGAGAAGAGTAGCTATATCCTCGTTGGAACATTCTTTGAAGATTAACTCCGTCTGCCTGCTTACGCATTTGGAGTCTAGTATTTCGTTCTTTGTATTGAGTGAGTGATATGCAATCAATCTGCAGCATGTCTCCCTTTTGGTGTTTGCAACTCGCAATGCTTCCAAAAATGGATCGGCTTGAAGTAACTCTTTGTCTAGCTCCAAGCTATCTACTAACTGCGACGTTAGGTACATCATGCCCAGTGTAGTAGGGTAGATGTTAACGTGAGCGTGCTCAGTATCAAAGCCTATCGGCATATCTGTGAGCGTATTCGATATAATGATTCCTAACTCTTCCATATCACTCGAATTTAAATTGTTGGCACCCAAGGCAGGACTCGAACCTGCGTCTTTCAACCAGCTTTTGAAGACCCTGGATTTTTTTGCATGCGACGGACTATTTGGTCTCGCTCTCCCAACTGAGCTACTTGGGTAGGTTGCCGGCTGATAACCCTCAGTCGGCAGAAGGGATATTAGGATATGCCTATGTCTCTTCGTAAGTTTCCGTGATTTCAGCAGGAGCGGTATTGCCATCCTGCGGCTTTTTGAAAGTCAAGGCATACTTTTCACCTGTTCCCTTTGTGGCAGTAATGACACGCCAACGGTAAGCACAATATACGTCCTCACCCTTCGAGTTGACAGTCTTAGCCACTGCGTCACCCTCTGGAATGAGAGCTGAGTGAGTGTACGTGATAAGAGCACCGCTCTCAGTTGTATAGGCCTCTTCTGCACCGATTGTGGTATTACCCATGTAAACGCCAGGAAGCTCGGCGTCTTCCGGTTGGATAGCCAAACGGAAGTTACCCTCTACGGTACCGTCGATGGTCTTGAATGGCTGCGACTGGTTCTTCTTGATGAAGAGCTGATATGCAGCCTCGTAGGTAGACTTCTTTGTCTTGCGGTCAACAATTCCGCCACCTTCCTCAACCTGGGTCATTGTATCGCCCTTCGTTGGAGTAACAGTAGTAGTGCCATCCTTTGGAGTTGGGAGCTTAGTCCACTCGTTCTTTTTGCTACCTACCTCTTGAACGTAGATAGTGCATTTGCCCCATGATGTTACTGACATAATTTAATCGTTTATGAGTTTATATTCAACTTGATTATTTATTACATGTTCTCCCGTGCTTGTTGCATATACCCTTTGCTCAATAGCGTGGGCAGCATACTCGCTCGTTCTGAACGTTTCCAAGAGATTCCAAGCCAGTTTGCAGATTTCGTCAACTCTGATAGTGTTCTCCTCAAACTGCCCATCTACATCCTGGTCTTGTGTATATATATTTACATTTATAATCGCCGTTTGAAGCTGCGTTCCCTCATTAGCCAAGATGGAGATAACGACATCTTCCTTATGAGAATTATGCGGTCTCATCGTCTTTGACAGCTTGCCATTGACGTTGTTCATAAAACCGCTTTCATTGATGTACCGGTAAACATCTGTCTTAATTGCTCCGTCTGATTTCATATCTTCCACTTGTTTATTTCATTAACTGCTGAGTCTATTGCTGTCTTCACACGCTGCTCTACAATGGATGTGGCCCATATCTTCGTTGATGCGAGGACATCCTTACTTTCCAAGGCTTCCACCTCTCCTGCGTATTCCATTCCGGCAACGACAACCAAAGCATAAACCCTGGAATATTCCTTAGCAAGGTCATTGATCATCTTCTTGCCCTTTGCAGAGCCGTCTGTGCCACTGAGAACCTGCGAAAAGGCTGATTCCATATATTTACTTCCCTGCTCGTACACGGCGAAGCCTATAGAACTTCTTAGGTTGCCCGTATGGTCTATCCAGCTTTCCTTGGCAGACCTGTTACGGATTCTAACCACAGATTCGTCTCCTAGCTTGCTCAATGCCTTAAGCACATTCTCCTGTATCTTCCTTGCGGCTCTTTGTAGGAAGGCATCAAGAGCGGAAGCGCTGGTTGTCATTCTTATGCCCATATCTTACACTGGAGTTGATAACGATGAAATCCCTTGACCTTGATAATTACATCCTCAGCCCCTAAAATTTCTAGCTTGATAAAATCCCCATAAGAGAACTTTTCAATTCCTACGGGCAAGTTATGCACTTCGTAAGAGTAGTAATCAATAGAACCGTCAGATGTAACTAACTTGTTGGCCTCGCCAGCAGGAACTACATCACAAGTGCAGCAGAACTTCCACTCGGTCTTGCCCTGGTGATAATTTCCATCATCATCTGTATAGCTAGCTACCTTCTGCTGCCGGTATAGTTTTGAGGCATGAAAACTCAATAGACTCATCAGCAATTAATGTAAACTGTCGGCTTTGGAGTAAGTGAAACCTCCTCCTCGCCAATAGAGTTATATAAACGATTGACTTGAACTAATATAGCCTTTCGCTGGTCTTCCGAGAGAGAACCTATTGATTTGTCCGCTTCGGAGAAGCTAACGGCTTGTATGAGAGAAAGCAGACAGTCGGCAAGCGTTCCTTTGTAGGCGTCACTTCTGGCAACGTCACCAGTGAACTCTGATTCGATATCGAGGTCACGCTTTATGCATGCGTTTTCCACGAAACCATAGGGGATAGGGATGTGTACCTCATCCACCAAAGCTTGTCCGACCGTCTTCATGATTACTCCTCAGCTTTAGCTGCGTTATCCTTGAACTCCTTCTTCTTTGTAGGAGGCAGCTCATTGTAGGCATCAATAACCTCCTTGTCGCTGGCGTCACTAGGAAGTGTAGCACCAAGAGCGTTGAGAGTTGTGATAGCCTCCGGCTTCTTGTAGGTCACATCAGAGATTGTTACCTTAGCGTCCTCTGTATCTGCTTTCTCCTTTTCGGTATCAACAGAAACGTCTGGGTCTGCCAGCTTAGTATCAATCTGATAGATTGTGTCAACGTCCTCGATGACAGGCAAGCAGTATGCCTGCACCGCAGTTGTCTCACGCAATGGATCAGTTGTTGAATACTGAGAGATAAGCTTGTAATCAATCTGCTGATAGGTTACACCTGCCACTCTGTTTGTTGCCTCTGCTACCTGACCGTAAACGAGGGCACCAATCATCTGTGAGCAGACACCGATAATCATATCGTTGTTCCAAGGTTTAACGCTCTTCTTCACACCATCATGCTCCAAGCGGACAGTACGGTTGATGATTCGGAATGATACACCGGTCTCGTCCAAGAATGCCTCCTGGAATACGCTGGCAGTAGGAACCGGCAGCTTTGTGTTGGAGTCATAAGTCTGACCCTTATAGTTGGCAACAAGCTCGCGAGCGTCTTGTGCCTTCTTCAGTTCGTCAAACTTAGCCTTACCAATCCAGAAGATCAAGATGGTGTTGCCATCATTCGATGCTCGCTCGATACATTCCTTCAAGTCTGCAACTGTAACACCATTATCAACGTTGTTGATGCCGAGCTGATTTTCCGGCAAGTACTGATACTTGATACGGAGCAACTCCTTTGGATTATCGTCGTCACGGACAGCTACGAAACCGTTAGAGAGACCATACAGAAGTGCATACTCATTACGCTCATCAACACCGACATTACAAGCTACCGGGTCCTGCGCCAACTTACGGCGAATCTCTGCTGTCTGACCGCCCTGTGCTTCCATGAGTCTGAGAGCGAGGATATCTGACTCCTTCAAGAATTTCTTCATACCGACCTTTGGCAGTTTGCCGTTGGCGGTTGAAATCTTGTCACGAGACTTCAAAGGAACCGGAGAATCCACTGCCACGTAGTCAGCAGCTACGTAAGAGGTATCAACTGTGTCGGCTTCCCATTTGTTGTCGGTAGAATAAACGCGGCGGAGAATGGATGTATCTTTGTGGAGATACGTCATCTCGTTCTTGCGCTTACCGTTAATCTTCTCAATCAATGTCTTCAGGATTGGGAAGAAACTCAAGATATACTTAAGAAATAAAGAACTCTGTTGCATAAATCACCTCCTTAACCGATTGCATCGTGTCCCCACTGAAGAGTAGGAACGGCTGTTTTCAAAGCTGCCTTGATTGTATCGACAGGATAAGGGACAGCCTTATCATTAGCCTCACCTGCCGTCATAACACCTACATGAGGGGTATCTACAGGAGCAGTTGTCATGCAGACACCTACATACTCGTGATTTTCCGGCAATGAAGCATAAGCCTCACCTGTTACCGGCATAGGCTTGTACTCGCCAGACTTGGTATCACGAATGATAATGTGTCCACACTGGATGAACTCTCCAGAGAAACCTGTCATGTCAAGAATGACACCACCCATGATGCCATTCACGTAATTTCTGATGATTACAGACTCCTTGCCTGAATCAAACGTTTTTGTCTTGCTTACGCCATACATAACTTTTAAAATTTAAAGATTACATAGTTGCGGCAAGCTCATCAATCTCATCGCCCTTGATAACCTCAACCTCTTCCTTCTTAGGATTTCTCTGAGCCGCAGGAGCACCAAGCTTTCCGAGACCTTCGTTAGCACGCTCTTGATCGATAGCTGCCAAGTCCTCCACAACACCATCATAGAAATCGTCGAACTCAGATTCGTTCTCGAACTTCATCTTGTCGAAATTCTTCAAGACAGTCTTTCCGAACGTACCTTTGTCCTTAAGGAGTGCCTTCAGCTTAGAACGGCGGCCATCATTCTCACGCTCTGACTTCAAACCGAGGATTTCGGTCTGCAGGGCTTTGTTTTGGGTAATGAGTGCCTGTGCCCATGCTGGGACCTGCTCATCTTTCTCTCTCTTCTGTTTGCGGATTGGTTTCTTGTTGCCGGCAGGGTCATCATCATCGTCATCGACCTCGTCGTCATCCAATTCTTGACTATCCTTAAAACTCTGGATAGTACGCTGCGCAGTCTTTTGCGCAATCTTAAGATAAGGAAGAACCGCATTGACCTGCTTTTCAATCTCTGCGTTTACATCCTCGTCTGAGGCTTCTTCATCGAGTTCTAAGTTATTGGCAACATCGGCAGCAATACCCTCTAACTCCTCTCTACTGAACCCCAACGCCTTTGATTTGGGTTTCAGAATAACTAAAACTTGCTTCGTTCTTTTTTTCATTCTAACTAAATATTTAATTGAACAATAAAATTCAAGAAATATCCCAGTACGAAGCGATAGCAATAAGTAATGCTGCAAAATTATAAAAAAAGTATTTAATCACCAAATATATTGCAAGGAAATATACTTAATGATTAAATACTTTATGGTTACATATAAATATTAATCTGGATAATTGAGCTTATCCGGTCCAACTGTGGATAGATATACGGAGAACATATCACATAGCTCTTTTGCTCCTTTTAAGTCGTTGAGCTTGTAATTACCGCATTCCACTTCTGATGCACCTGGAATCGTCTTTGATAGCGAACAAGCCTTGAAGGCTTCTACTATCATTTCCTTTATGAGCTTTGAAGTCCACGTACCTTTAAGGATAAGATAGAAACCTGTAAGACAACCCATCGGTCCAAAATACAGAACGGAATTGCTAAGAGGGCTATCATTTCGTAGGTAGTCCGCCATCAAATGCTCTATTGTGTGCGCGACAGCAGGTGACATCATATCTTTGTTTGGCTTGCACACGCGAATATCGAATGTGGTAGCAGTCTCCATGCCCCATTTATCTACTCTCGAAACATAAAGACCTGGCTTCAGTTTCGTATGATCAACTTTAAAACTTGGTATCATTCTCTAATAATTTACAAACAACACTAAATGCCTTTTCGGCAAGACTATCCCAAAAACCTGCATACTGTTCGGTTTGGTTCGGCTCCAGAGGATTATCGCTAATAACTCGGATAGAAGTGAAACCAATCCCTTTCTTGTAGCATACTTGCGCAAGGGCAGCAGACTCCATATCGATGGCGCATATGTTATACGAATTAGGAAGGAAATCCTTAATCGCCAATACCTGCTCTCTCGTAGTGACAAACTTATCTCCCGTAGCTACGGTTCCTAATCTGAATCTTTCATCCATATCAATCCAGGAGAAATCAGAAGGAAAGACTGCCGGCATACCTTGAACTTGCCCGTTGGCATTCGGTTCGCCGCAATATACATCGTGGTAGCAGTACGAATTGCCAATCACGACATTACCAGGTTTCAATCCAGCAACGGCAGCACCGGCACATCCTACCGAGATAACTCTTGTAACTTTGCTGGACGTATTCGACGAAAGAAATTCTGTCAAGCAAGATGCCGCATTAACCTTGCCAATACCAGACTTGATTAAAGCTATGTTTTGAACATTTTTGTAGTCAAGCCAATTCTTTGCAATCCATTCGCTGATAAGGTCGTATTCCTTATCCATAGCGGTAACTATGACAATCATTGCGCACCTCCTTTCGTTAGCTTAAGCTTCTTGCAACGGTTGTAAATAGCGTTCTCATCCACTCCAATCTTGGTAGCAATGGCTTTTACCGGGTACTTGCCATACATTCTGCGAATGATGAAATCCTCGTCAGCAGTAAACACGTGGCTCTTGCTGATACCCATTTCCTTCATCTTTCGATGTATGGCCCAATAATTACGATTGAGCTGCTTTGCAATCTCCGTTGTCGTCATCACCAAAGCGTTAACCTTGATGAACTCAATCTCTTCTGCACTAAAATGTTTTCCTCTACTCATAATTTAAAATTTGGGTTCATTAAGCCGCCCAAGGCATTGTTTCTTATCTCTTAAAATCCTTACAAACTTCATCGAAAGAGACTTGACGCATTCCAAAATGCAAGCATAGTCCATACCCATATGGACTGCAACATGTAAAATTCTTGCAAAAAGCGCAACTTTTAATCTTCTTCTTTGCCATATCACTTGAATTTGATGATGAAAAATTCATGATCCAACCATTTGCCTGGGCACATTCCCTTCTTAGGCTTACCGATTGTGATACACTCAATCTCCTTTTCTACCTTTGGGCTATCGTCATAGTAGCCGTTCTTGAAGAGAACGTGAGTGAATGGTACGAACTTCATTGTACCATTATTCAGTTTCTCCTTGATAGTATTGATGTCTATAAGCATTTCAAATGTCTTACCGATATGAAGCTTATCATACTTATCGAAATCTTTGAATTCCTCATCCTTGATAAGGAGAAGGCGACTCATCCAAAAGTCTTTAATTACCCGATACTCTTCATTCTTTTCGCCCGACACTATCATATCGAACCATTCCTTGCTGACTGCGAGGGTAAGAACCTTCTTCTTTGCTTCTGATAAATACTTATCCATTACTTTAGTTAATCTTTCCATAAGCTAATCTTAATCATTTTAGATGAACAACAAAGTTTTTTGGCTTAAACTCGATAAAGCCATTGTCCTTTTTCGTTTGAGTAGTCTCAATACTGAAGCCTGCGCAATCCTTAACGAGAACTCTTATTTGAGAACCAACCTTACAGGAAAGCTGAATATAATCAACTTTCTTAAAGTAATGTTCAAGAGAGTAACCATACTGTATATGAGGTTTGCCGTTACTATCTATTCTGATCGTTAATCGGTCTAATCTTTCTTCCCTCTTTACACCTTCGACAATGGTATGACACCAAAGTGGAGTACAAGGTAAACATACTAGTCCTACCTTGCCTTCTTTGATTTCATCAAACTCCTTCTCACCTATAGTAATATTCAAAAAAGTCATGTGCTAACCCTCCTTCTCGTTAATTTTAGCAATACGATCATTGTAGGCATCATAGTCCTCTTTACTAATCTCAATAACGCTATGTATGAGAGTTGTACCGCTAACCATATCATCCTTGAATTTCTCTTCTACGTCCGTGATGAGGTTCATGATAGGATAGAAAACTATATCCTTCTCTTCCCCCTTAACGGAACTCGTAACTGAGGTATAGGTTAATTTGCCATCCTTACGCATGAAGGCGGCTACTGCGTAATAATATCTTTCTCTTATCATAAGTCATATTTTTTAGTTTATTTACACTACTTGATATATCTCTAATATCGAAATGAGTTTTACCAGCAAACCTAGCAAGGCAATTCATCAACTTGCGAGAATATCTTTCTGTAATCTTTTTAGCCTTTACGATACGATGGTCAACTTTGCCATGACAACCACCTTTAGCGGCATAATACAAAGCCCATCTAGTCTCCCAGTATTGTTTTATCTTTGACAGCTCTTTAGAAACGTCCAAGCCTTCCAAGCGCATCAATTCATATAAAAAACTGCCAAAGCGATACTTCATTATCTTCTTTGCCAACCTAACTTTCATAGGCTATTACTATTTTAGTTCATCAAAATCTAGCCACTCTATCTTATCGTAGCACTCGTACAGAACTTCAATACGCTGTGTTCCGTCTCCTCTTGTGACAATCCATACATCATCACTCATTGCTCCGTAGTGAAGAGCCGTAGGATTTACGCCACCTCCACTATATCGGAACATCACCCACTTTTTTAATGGTGGCTTATCTTCTTTTAGGTCATGCCATAATAATGCAGCATTCACGTAAGGAACATTTTTCGTATCACAATCGGTAACACCAACCTTTTCTGTACTGAACGTTACTCCGTTAAGCTCATTGTAATCTACCTCATCTTCGTTGCTACAGATGTTGAGGTAAATCTTCTTTGGTAAATTCTTTACTTTCATAAGCTACTTCTTTTTCCAATATTTACCAATTAAATAACCGATAACTCCACCCATAAAAGCTATATATAGAACAGCTAGGGTAAGTATAACATAAAATCCAAACATAACTATTCTTCTTTAAGTTCTACTGGCTCATCGCTAAAAGACAACTCTCTTCCGATGAGTTTCTTAATACTTCCCTTTGGAAGATGAAATATAGAGTAACCAATCCAATAGTCTCCAACTCTAAATGGTTCTGATCGTGAGATTAATTCCTCACCGATTTTATCAACTGCTACCCATGCCATAACTATATTTTTTTAAGTTTTATTTTTATTGCCTTCAGATTTCTTTCACCTCCATCCCAGAAGCATGAACGTCTAAGATAGAAAGGTTGACCTTTAAGCCAAGGGAACTTATCATAAAAAGCCTTCCATTTAGCCTTTCCTGCCTTCAAAGAAGGTACTTCAATACAACTTCTAGCATAGCAGCTACCAAAGACTAATGTATTATCACAAACGTTTTTATCCATAACTATTCCTCCACTTTTACACCGAAGGGAACGCCGTCAGCAAAGGTGCTGTATTTAAACGTTGCATTAAAATCATCGTCATCATTTACATGCCAAATTGGTTCGTACCCAGAGTCTGTTTTAACCCACCCGAAAGGCTGATGCTTCATCATTTCCTGCCAGCACTCTTCTGCGTTGGCAAAAGGGCGATACTCTGGCTTGATGCGATAGTTCTCAGCTTCTTCTATTATCGTCTTTATGCTAAGACCTTCGCTGTCCTCAATATCCCTCCATACTTCTTTCTCTTTGTATTGTAGTATCCTTCCTTCTGCATAAGCAGAAATAATAGGAACTAATATTTTAGCTTCATTTCTCTTTATCATATTAATCGTCCTCCAACTCTTTAAGTGCCATATTTATACTATCTTTAGCGTGCAAGATGTTCTTCTTTGTATTTGACGTATTGAGCCAAAACAAAGCACTTTTAAGCTGACATTTTATAAATTCTTTATCCATACTACTATTATTTATGCCTGAAGGCGGTTAGGATTTAACTATATAAAGTTGTTCATAAACAGTAGATTTCACTACAATAGGTTCAGAACCCAAGTCGTTATCATCTATCTTGATGGCAATTTCCATATCACCCTCTTCATCGTAAACATCTTGAAGATGTTGAATAAATTCACTTATAAGCATTTTATTATATTTTTATGCCCGAAGGCGTTAATCACCATATTTATATAATTCTTCACCACTTGAATCATACCCACAACAAGGACAAACCCATCCATCTATTATAACGGATTTTTTACACTTAGGGCATAAGCCTCTGACTTTATTAAAACTTTCTAAAGCATATTGGCAAGCTTTCAAATACTCTAATTCGTCTTTGTCAGTTTGATTATCAATAAGTGCCTTATATTCATCCTTATCTAAAACTACAACTTCTAATGCCATAACTACACCTCCATTTCGTGATTAATACCAAGACCGAAGAGAAGATGCTGGAGTTGATGAACATACTTAATGTATGCAATTTGTGTACAGATATGGTTGTCAGTAAACGGATATACATCAAACTCATCACCGATACCTTTTTCTATGTAGATAGGAAAATATCCATATTCTTCAATATCGGGTTTTGTATATACCCAATGACTATTCTTTACTCCTCTACTCATCACTTCTTTCTTCCATCCATTCTTCTCTAGAATCTCAGGAGTGAGAGGAATCGGTAAAATATCTCTGTCTGCAACAAAAGCTGTTTTTGTACTATTAGTTGAAATCAAAGCATAACATATCTTGTTATAAAGAAAGTTTTCTTCAAAATTAATAATAGTATAAGTATTGGTTGCAAACTTTACCAAATCTCCTGGAATATATTCTAATTTATCCATACGCTTTACTTTTTATTATCCATCACAATAGCCATATCATGCACTTTGCGACACATTTGGCAAACATCTTCAAGACTCCTTGTATCCCAATTATAGTACATTCTTCCGTGGTCTTCGGTTATTACTACAACCTGTCTGTCACGGAGGATTCGCCATATCATTTTCAACTTATGTTTCATACGCTTTACTTTTCAAGTTTCTCAATCAATTCTTTAATCTCATTGTAAGCCAACACATCGGAATCTTTATATAGGGTTCCTATGTTCTTCAACTCCATGATTATCTCATGGTTGGTAGGCACACCATGCTTCTTTCTTACCCATTCGATGAACTCTGGAATTACAACGTTATAGGTTTCCAAAGATTTACCCTCTCTATTATTGTATGACAGAAGGTAGTAGTTTTTTCTTGTTAAGAACCACCATAAAGCGATTAACTTGTTCTTGATATTTAATAATTTCTCTTTCATTCTTTGCCTTTTACAATATTGTACACTTGTTTTAACTCATCTGTTGATAAGCGTTTGAAATCAAAAGAACGGATAGCGTAGATGAGAGTCTTACGAAGATTCTCTTCTTTAACATCTGATATTTCCTTTTCTGTTGGAATAGATATACTTTTCCTATCCCACCAATCGCAACCACATTGCCAGCCCGAATCTCTTCTAAATCTAACGTTATTAACAACAATTTGAGTCTTTGTCACTTTATCAACCTTGGCGATACGTCTGTGATAGTTACCTGTAACTAGTACATCATCACCAACAACCAAATCTTTAAGTTCTTTCATTGCTCACCTCCTTCCTTTGGAAGCAAATCTTTAAAATAACACCAACGAATCATTTTTACGTCATCACAAATTTCGGCGAGAAAAGAATCCCAATCACTAATCCATCTAATGGTTTCAATAGTATGAAGAAACTCTACACCTACCATATAGTTCTGAACCATAGTATTTCTCTTACCCTCTAGAAACGTTTCTATTATTATTTCTTCTCCGACAAGTTTAGGCTCTTCTTGCATAGGATGCCACAAGCCCTTCAAGAACTCTTCTTGCATCCACTTAGCACCTTCCATGAAACTATCAGAAGCAGTAGACTCTTCATGGTTACTACTGAGCCATCTACTATGTTGCATTGCCGCTTCTTTTATTTTTATATCGTCTATCATAATCTACCCTTTCTTTTCCTAAGTTCTAACATTCTCCTAGTTCTACGGCTTTCCTTGCCGCTAGGAGGGTTGCCAGCGAGTTTAAGATGTGGAATGCTATCATAATCATAGTCATTGTCACCTTTAATAATGATTGTCATAACTAAATCGATTTTTGCATTAAACAACGTTGATAGTGGCTCTGGCTACAATCAGCGTATTTTGATATTTTTGGCAGTTCACCATTATATGGAGTAACTTTTAAACCATCTATAAAATCGGCATTCTCGGTATATACTTCGGTATTATATTCATTCATATATACTTTCTGTGCTGATGTAGAATAGCTTTCAGCTCTCAACTTACCGAGTGACCGCCAAACCTGCTTGCTATGGATGAACAATCCATGCAAAGGAATAGTCTTTACTTCTACTTTTGTTCCCATAACCTTTATTTTAATACATCTATTCTCTATCTAAATAAAACGGGGAATATCGCAATATTCTCATTTCTCTTCTCATATGAATCTCAGCTAAACGAGCAGCTTTATAAAGCTTAATATATGGCTTATCTTTGAGATATTGAATAAATTCGACAACAGAATATTCTTTCTTTTCCATAATCTTAACCATTTAAAGATGATAATAACTATTTGATACCCTTGCGCCCAAATCGAAGCAGCCAACGGCATCAGGCTTTAAAAATCTCTTTTGAAGCTTCTCTAAAGCCTCTTTATACTTCTGCTCCATGTGCTTGCAATGAAGTCTCTGAGCTAATTTAAGTTGCTCGACAACACCCTTGCGAGCAACTCTATATTGTTTATCGGACATCATATTCTTATCCGTTTACATAGTTGATTACATGCTCCTGTGCTTGCTCATGCAAGTTATCGAAAGCGTCTTCAATAACTTTGGCTGTCTGATCGCCATTAAGGTTCTCCAGCATTTCGCCAACTACTTCTTCCATCGAGCCTAGTGGTAATGAGCAGAACTTATCAACTAAAAAGCTCTTCTGTTCATGGATGGTCATATTATCGAATAAATCCGATAAATCTACTTCAACTTTATAATCTGCCATAATCTTAATCGAAAATATGATGGTTCAACTTTCTCTTTCTGAGGTTTCTCTTAATCACTTCCATATCCTTGTGGTCGTTAGTGTGGTCCGCAAGAAGCTTGATGATTTCATAGATATCATTTGCGTTATCCTCCAGGTTGGCGCAAATGCTCTCGTCACCGAAGAAACTCTTATTAAAGGGTTTCAAATGGAAGTAGTACTTTTTGGCTGCATCCTGCATCTGAGTGTAGTGCATCTTCTGCTCTTGCTTGTACTGAACACTTAACAGCCTAAACATGCCCTGTTCATCCTTGATGAGCTGATCCAACACATCGGTTACCATTGCAATCAAACAGCCATTGACCTGCAGGCGTTGAATAATCTTTTCCTGCTTCAAGCCTGATGTTACACCAATCTCTGAGAGTGTAACCTTCAAATCGTTTACTGTAACTTTCTCTTTTCCCATTGTCTTACTTTTAATTGTCAAACCATAAACCTGCATATCTCCATTCCCAATGAAGGCAAGTGTCATTAGGCTTCTTGCCTTCACTATAGCATATCTCGGAAGCTATACAATTACTACATATATGCTTCATAATCATGGAAGTTTTGATATCATATAATCTAACTCCTTATCTGTAATATCCAGATTGTTCTTACGCTTGAACTTGATGATAGCATCAATTCCGACCTCGCCTTCAACCAATTGGTAGATGGCATCCTCATCAAATCCCTTGTCTAGAATCTTGATAAGCTCCATTCCCAAATCATGGATTTTCTGCTGAAACTCCTTTTTGAGGTCTGCGTTAATTCGCTCTAAAGCTTCTGCTTTCTGACTAAATCCGCATCCGCCCTCAATGGCGAAGTCGTTATTGATGTTCTGACACATCTGGTCAATGTCCTTGCTACCGAAGAACTGAGCGAAATAGGTATCGCCCTTCAAGGACTGTAGAATATCGATTTCTTCTTGCTTTGTCATAACTAATCCTCCTTATCTAACTTATCGTACTCCTTACGTAGCTCTGCAATCTTATTTGCAAAGAAAACCATTGTCTCTTTCAAAAGCGAAAGCATGTCTTTATGATTGAGGATGTCGCCAACTGCTGTATAGTACTTAAGGTTTTCGTTTGTTTCCAGAAGATCAAAGCTGCCGAAGCTTGCTACATTGGTGTTAAATGACTCTTCCTGGAAGTTACCTACCTTTGCTTGGTAGCGAATCACCATCATGTCTCTTCCTACTCCTTTCAAATTCAAATGAGCGATAAGTGACTTGTAGCCTACGTCAATACCCTCTACCTCCCAATCAGGACAAACAGAAATAATGTCTCTGATTTTCTTTGTGGCTGACTCGAACATATTCTTAATGTTCTTTCTAACCTCTTCCTTCTTTGTCTCGACTGAATTATTCATAATCTTTATAATTTTAATTGGTTCAACTTATAAGGTAGGCTCCGAATAGTCAAAACTACTACCTTTTATCTATATGCAAAGGTACGAAAATTTTCTGATATATGCAAATTTACCAATGATTATTTTAGTTAAAAATACTAAAACCATTAAATATATGCGAATATATCTGTAATTTTGCCAAATCAAAACTTCGAAGATTATGATAGATTTTAATGAACTTTTTAAAAGAAATGACGTTGGCAGCATCATAGGAGAGCTGAAACAACGCGTGTTGGATATTCCACTTTGGAGTACCCTGTTATCTGAGTATGAGCCTATGCTCCATGAAATCGTAAACGACCACGTAGGCAGACAGGACAGAACGCTTGATGACGGAATTGTAGAAAAGGCAGCTAGATTGCCTATCGGATTGGAGAAGCTTCTTACACGAAGAATCTCTGAATTTACAATGGCTATACCGGTCAAGCGTGTATATACGTATGATCAGGCTGACGAGGAACTGAAAACGATTGTTCGTGCCATCGAGAAAATCTACACCTGTGCACACATTGATGCCGTGAACATGCACAGAGCAAAGTGCTATTACGCCTCTTGCCAGATGTTCACACTTTGGTACACGCAGAAGAAGCCTAACAAGCTCTACGGCTTCGACAGTCAGTACAAACTGAAATGCAAGACATTCTCTCCAATGGATGGAGTTGACATCTATCCTTACTTTGACGAGTATGACGACTTGCTTGCTCTGTCATTCGAGTATAAGCGTAAGGTTACTGACACAGAACACACCTTCTTCGAGACCTATACCGCAGACCATCATTACAAGTGGGACCTGTCTTCAGACGATGAAGAGTCCGGATGGAATTTGGTGGATGATAATGAGATTTCTATCGACAAGATTCCAGCCGTTTTCTGGTACCGGCACAAGCCATGCTGGGAAGGATTGAAACCTATCCGTGAGAATATCGAGTACACCATTTCCCGAAACAGCGATGTTGTGGCATACAATTCCGCTCCTGTCTTGAAGATAGCCGGTGCCATCGTTGGAATGGAGCGAAAGGGAGAGAGCAAGAGGGTGTATAGAGTCAGCGAAGACGGCGATGTTAGCTACGTGTCTTGGCAGCAGGCTATCGAGGCTCTTAAGTATCACGTTGACACTCTCGTCAAGCTTTTCTTCATGCAGTCTCAGATGCCGGACATCAGTTTCGAGAATATGAAGAGCCTTGGCAATATCGGCTACGATTCAAGAAAGACACTCCTCATGGATGCTCATCTTAAGATAGGAGAGGAGACTGGTGCCTGGATTGAAGGCTTTGAGAGAGAGGCCAACGTCATAAAGGCGTTCCTTTCCAAGATGAACACGAAGTGGGCAGCTAGAATGGATGAGATTACTGTAGAGCACATCATCACTCCATTCATCCAGGAGGATGAGAATACTCAGATTGACAAATGGCTTAAGGCTAACGGCAACAAGCCTCTCGTCAGCCAGAAGGAATCTATCCAGCGTGCCGGTCTTTCCGATGATCCTGACAAGACTTTCAGCGAGATTCAAGGAGAAGAGGAAGTAGAGGCCACAAGAACAGCAGCTTCTATGCCTAACTTATTCTCGGAGGAATAGCCATGAGAAAGAAGAAGGAAGAAGAGAAGGTGCACTTTTGCCGTGAATGTGCTCATGCTACTGACTTCCATAGTATGAGCCTTAAAGGTCAGCCTATCCTAGCCAAATGCCCATATCAAGAATGGAGCGTTCTTCTCAACTGGGATTGCTGCAAACACTTTAAAATGAAATTGTATGAAAAAGCCAAAACTGCCTAATCAGAAAAAGGCATATAAAGACCTTGGCAAGAGACTGAACGCTTATACCAGGAAAATCATTTCCATCTATGAGACTCTTGCCAAGGAGTCCGCTAAAATCGCCACCTCCACCGACTTCGATGGGGATGGCGAGTTCTCTTTTGATGATTACCCTAGAACAGAAAAGAAGGTGAACGCCTTGTTGGATTACTATTCAAACAATATGCAGGCATTGGTCTATAATGGCATATCGGACGAATGGAAGAATAGTAACACACTGCAGGACCTACTTGCCAAAAGGGTAATCGGCACCTTTACTAGGAAGATATCGGACGCAAAGCAGAAAGCTTACTTTGAGCACAACAACGCGGCAAAGAAGGCTTTCATGGAGAGAAAGATTAAAGGTCTCGGTCTTTCAGAAAGAATATGGAACCAGAGAGCTGATGTAAAGGAGGCTCTGGAGAAATCTCTGTCTGTCGGCATAGAGAAGGGTATGAGTGCTGTTAAACTCAGCAAGAAGGTCAGTAAGTACCTTAATGATTATCCATCACTTGCCAAAGACTATAAGAAGAAATACGGCAAAGCCATAACCATTCAGAACTGCGAGTACAGAAGCGTTCGCCTGGCACGTAACGAGATAAACATGGCCTACCGTTCTGCCGAGCAGGAAAGATGGGCTAGGATGGATTACATTAAAGGCAAAGAGATAAAGCCGAGTGGTAGCCATCCTAAGCATGATATGTGCGATGAATTAGCTGGTATTTATCCGTTGCCATTTGATTGGAATGGATGGCATGTAAATTGTATGTGCTATGCTATTCCTATCGTTATGAGCGAGGAAGAATATTGGAGCATAGGTCCTAAACGAAGAGTATCTGAGGTTCCTAAGCAGTTCAACGACTATATCAGCAGAAACGAATCAAAGATTCTGTCATCTAAGAGCATTCCTGTATTTCTCACAAACAACGAACAGTATATTACTTCTAGTATAGTCTTGAAAAGCGAAAGGGGAAAGCAATTCTTATCACTGAAAGGCGACAAGGAATATACAGATGTGGCAATGAACTCTAAAGGCGGTCTTAAGGCTACTCACGTCAAACACGAAAAGGCAGACGAGAACCAATAGCCATGCCTGGGTAAAATGACTGGGTATGATCTGGAATATGAATTGAGAGACTTGGCTTACAATAACGGGCATAGTGTTATTTTATGTAAAGAGGGTGAAAGAATGCCTAATACTACCAGCCAATACAAATCTCTCGATATGATTTTTGATGGTGTGCGCATGGATATAAAATCTGTTTGTAGTTATACCTATAAATACAGAAATCAAATCAAGACCAAAAATAAACAGCTGAGTATTTGGAATGCTCAGCAGAATGACAATAGCAATACTGTTTGTCTTTATTTCCATGATAAGAAAATGTTCAAAGACGAAAGCGTTGTTGAGAGCTATAAAAATTTTGTTAATGTCGCTAAACAGAACAAACAGCCAATAGTTGCCAAGAATATAGTTTGCGTTATAAAAGATGGCGAAAAATTGGTAATAAAGAGATATTCTTTCTAAAAATGAAGCACTGAAACCATCCAAGGTCAAACAGGCCTCATGGGCGCCCCTGCCTGACTCAATTTGGGCTTAGGTTCCGGATGAATTTCAGTGCTTTTTATCTTTCTCCTTTACCGCTGCAAAGGTAATATTTTATTTTGGAAAATCCAAATCTTTTTCCGAATTTTAATTGGTTCAAGCCCTCGCTGGTTTATTTGATACCTTGTAAGTCTCGAAGACTAAGATTAAATCCCAGGTTTGAATTACAAGTTCTGTCTGTTGGAAATCAGAGAGTTAGATTTGAGATAAGCGATAAACTTATCAAGCATTCTTGACGTGCGCTCTCTAATATCCGTTTCTGTAAAATCTGTCAACGTCTGTGACAGCATTCGTAATTCGTGTATCTTAGTTCCAATCCTCTCGCCTGTGGATTTGAACTCACCATTATAATACTTAATCTTGTCAGCAAATCTGTAATCGGATGCCCGAATATTAACTCTTCGCTCCAATACCGATTTGTTTCCCAACATTTCAAGAACCTCATCACTCGACAATCCACCTTCCTTGACTTGTCTGTTCCTTGGGAAGATGTGTTCAATATCATATGTTGCGTCAAGAGGAAGCAATTCCTGGCTATCGAAAGAGAATGCCCACCACACAATCATCGACTTCGTAATCGCACGAGTGTTTGAAAAACTGAAGTTGGTGAATTGCGAACGGAACAATTCCTCTTGGAATAGATAGTTCTCGAAAGCAATCTCTTTGTTCTCTATGATATTCACCATCTCATTGAATACCGGTGCTCGCAAGGCTGTTATTCCTGGGTTGCTGATAGCATATGCCCAAATAAAGCCTATCAAACGATTCAAGAACAGATAGAACTTCTCGTTGTCTAGCATATTCTCAGCATTCTTATAGTGCATGAAATATACCGATACAATATAAGTCCATAAGCTGTTAGGCGCATAATTCAATACAAACAAGCGCTTTAGTACATCCACGGAAAAACGGTCTTCGTTCTGAGAATATACATCTTTCCAGAAGTCCGCAAGCAAGACTAGATTCTCTAAAGTCTGCTCTCGTCGAAGTAGAACATATCCATCTTTCTCATAGAACTTGCGAAGTCCTTCTGTCATCGAACTACGATTAGTCAGCAAAGCTCTCTCGTAGTACATATAGCGTGTAAACAACTCATCTAAAGGTGTTCCACGATATGGATGGAATATTTTAGTAACGAGTTCGTCAAGCTCTTTCCATGTAGTGATAAACTCTTCCTTCTTTCCGATGGATGAGTAGAACTTATAGAGCTGTGCCTTGAAGATGTCTGAGTCAGACAATGGCTTACCTCTATCATTAAGCGTCGAGAATATCCTAAGAGCAGTATCTTGCGATTCTGCCTCTATCGGAAGTAGTACGCAGTTATTGAGTATGCGAGCTGGATATAGTGCAAAGAAAGAAGGGTATTCTTCAATGAATTTCCCTATCTTGTCTTGAAAGTATCTGAAGTTGGTAGCATACCGACTTTTTCCTTCTGATGTTCCTTTCCGGAGTATATCCATAAACTCTTCCTTGTCGTTATCAGTTGCAACCTCCGAATTTATCTTCAAGTCGTTTGGATCATACTCTCCGAACTCATTTGCTCTCCAAATGCACTTTTCTATGTCCTCTCGCATCTTGATTGAACGATTGTCTTTCATGTGCTCCAGGCGATTGTAGAAAGCTCGCAGTAAGAGAAGCAAGGTCGTAAGACGCTGCTGACCATCAATGATTTCAAGTTTCCCTTCGTCATTGCGGAATGTTACTATAGGACCGAGAAAGTAACTCTCTGAAGAATCGAAGCTGTCGCAGTTGTTATTTGGGAATGAAAAGGAAAATAGGTCTTCCCATAATACCTTACATTCGTCTTCTCCCCAAGCATACGGACGCTGATAATCAGGAATCAAGAACGTCGCTTTTTTATCTTGAAAAAGATACTTTACGTTCTTTTGATCTACTATAAGCTTTGATGACATAACAATTACATTCTACTTTTCATCAAACTCACCTTTCTCATCAAGATAGCGTACAGCTGCTTTCACGATAAACGAGAATCCTCTGAGAACAAAAGAACCTACCAAGCAAAGCAATGAGTCAATAACGTAGCTAAATGCTTGTATACCACTAATACTTGAACTTTCATATCCATAACCGCCAGAAGTATTCAAGGCGTTTATCCAAGTTATAATTGAAACTATTATGGCTATAAATGAAACAACAGCTAAAATGTTCGAGATAGTTCCAAGATGGTTTCCTACCTGTGGAACAAATTTTCTATTTCCCATATGATGCGCCCGTCATGCCGGTAGCTAAGCTTTAGTTAATAATCCGTCTATCAGATTAATAACGCATCATATAGTACTTTATTGTGTTGAACCAAAAAAATCAGATTATTTTTTTGAGTGACTTTTCTCGCCCTGCATTCAGCTGGCGGTACTCATTGAAGTCTTTGTAGTGCTCGACCTTACCGTAAAGCTTCGGGTGGTCCATCATATCGTTCAGCATTTCTTTACTAAACTCGGTGAATCCAAAATTATAGCCACTCTCACCACCTTGTATAGCACCACTTCCATGTGTTCGAGATGGCACGTATTGATATGTGAGACTTATTCCTCCCTCTGATGTATATTTTGCAAGCTGATAGGATAGAAACTTTCCATCCTTTCTTACTATGTAGCCATGTAACTGATTTATAGCAATAACACGATAGCCTAGTTTCTTAATTTCCTCTAGTCTGTTTTTCATAAGCAAAGAACTCCATTCCGAAACATATAAAGGCTTTCTAACATTCACGTCGTGAAAGTTCTGAATGAACACATCAAGCTTTTCACAATCCCAATCTCTTGGATAAGTTATGTTGACACATCTTCGCAAGTCTCTTTTGTAATTAATCAGGACAAAAGTTTCTGTCTTAGACTCATACTTTCTTTTTAGCTTAACCTCTAACTCCATAGTTATTTCTTCTTGAATTTATAGTTTGGGCAGCTTCTCTTGTTTCCCATCGCAAGCAGTACCGGGAACAGCAGACCGTGCCTGCAACCATTTCCGTGCTCGTCAGCAGCCTCGCAAGAGAAGCAGCCGTAATACTCGTTAATATTTAATGCTGCCATTACTCGTAATCCCTAATGTTCAACAATACCGGGAATCTCGGCACTCCAGCATCAGAATACCCTTGATGCTGAACAGTCGCCGCCATACCTATCAATTCTTCCTTGTCGGCTAAGTATTGAGCTCTGAGTGACCTTGAGCCTACCGGGCGGGCACAGAACTCATACTCTCCACACTTCAGTTTGAATATCGCGGTACCTGCATCATTGCCCTCCGCTTCCAAAACATCGACCACCTTGAACTCCGTCGTGTCGAACGATTTCAGCTTCATAAGGTCATTGCTTCTGCCCTCGGTATAGGTTCCATCTGCATTTCTGATAATGGCACCCTCGTAACCGGTGGAAACGAATATCTTGTGCCATCGCTTGATGTCTTTCTCTGAATGAGCAACGAAAGTCTGCGTAAGGTACACCGGTCCATTTGGATCAATGGAAGCAAACTCCTCCTGCAGAACTTTCCATCTGGCAGAAAAGCTTCCCGGAATCTGTGCATCGTAGATAACCATACGTAGCTTGTCAGTCATAGCAGAACGGCACTTGACGGCAGAACATATCTGCTGGAAGGTCAATTCCTGGTGGTTGTATATCTCCCCATCCAAAGGAAGCATACCGCGGTGTTTCTCTCCCCAAGCCTTAATCTGAGGAACATCATATTCCTTACCACCTCTCGATGTGAGGTGAACCTCGCCACCTTCTCCTTCATGAAGGACGCATCTAACTCCGTCATACTTAGGCTGGGTAAAGCAAGGAAACTTCGTCTGTGACGGATAATATCTTGTTGCTAACATTGGTTTCATATCCATTTCCCGTATCTTCTGTGAATCTCATCGTAAATGTAGGCTCCGCTCGTATGCGAAGCACTGAACATTAAGATGATGTCGTTATCTACCTTAATCTGATTTGTCCTGACAACCTTATCGTTCTTGACGTGGTCGCAATAGACCGTGTTGCAGGAGTGATATAGGCGCATCGTGCGCCCATATCTGTCAGTTCCTATATTCTCTTTGTACATGGCTAGTCCTCCAAATCTACATCAAAAGCAGCCTCAATAACTTCTTTGATGTCCTCTGTGTAACCGCAAATTCCGTTGTACTCCAGCCAATGATCCAGCAACTCCGTGTTAGTCATTTCGGCTACTTCACTCTCACTATACTCTGCCTCTTCTACGAGGTACTTCATCAAATCATTCTTATCCATATTACTTGATTTTATTAATGTCACAAACTAATACATTACCTACTATTACGTCTCTAATACCTGCAATATTCACAAGCATCGTGGCGTTCTCGTTCTGAGGAAGGTCGTAAACCTTGCCTTCCTCATTAACTACCATTACCTGCGACTTGCTGAGTCGGACAAACTCGATGTGTCCACCAACAAATCCTCTCAACTCCTCCAATGAGAAATCCGTCCCGTTGGATGGCTCCACATTCTTCTGGGCGCCATCCGTGAATATTACTGTTGACAACATAGGCTAATCATTCTCTTTGCATTATTAATAGAATAAGTCTGTGTCTGACCGTCGATATAGACGTATCTCTGACCGAACATATCCTCAAAAACCTGAATGATGTGCTTCTTGTATTTGAGAAGCTTTGTTTCAAAAAGACCGTTCATAATCTTTATAATTTTAATTGGTTCAACTTATAAGGTAGGCTCTGAATAGTCAAAAGTACTACCTTTTATCTATATGCAAAGGTACGAAAATTTTCTGATATATGCAAATATACTAATGATTATTTTAGTTAAAAATACTAAATTATAATACGCTGGTAATCAAATAGTTAAGGCGCTTACTCTCACGAGCAAACGCCTAGCTAACATGGTTTAAAAAAGAAATTACAAGAAACCGCCACGTCTGAGTTGTGCATCGGTAGCATTGTTAAGCCACTCCTCGCACTTCTCTATAATGCCCGTACAAGCGTCCGGCGCATCATCGTGGGCGTTATATCCTTCCTTTCTGTAGGATTTCATATCGTGGGCGAACTCCGGCCACAACTGTTCCCAATTAGAAGGGAAAACTAGTTTATTGTTTACCTCGCTGGAGCGAGTGAAGATTCTAATCTGTTTGTTCTTCGATTGCGTGAACGTTACGAACTGGGTGATTCTGTTTCCGTGTTCCCTTGTTATGCGCTCGACATTGCGGGCATAAGAGCGGCCACCGTTGTTACTTTCAACGAAACACACGTCTGTCTGATTGCGCTTAACCATATTGGCTTGCGCTGGTTCCGTGTATTCCATCGGTCGCTTGGTATATAGAACATCGGTAACATAGTAGCCGTCATCGTGTGCATCAAAGCATATAGAGCAAAGGAAGTCGAAACCGGTATCTGCCGAGTCGGTGTAGTTGCCAATCATTCTTGCATACCTTCTGTCCGGCAGCTCATCGTATGTTCTGAAGGCATGGTACATAAGACCTTCCATAGGGGTTGGGTTCTGCATGTACTGTGTCTCGAATACGAACTCGCTGGCGTGCTTGATTTTGTATAGTTCCTCCAGCGTATGTTTCCACGGCCACAAGGCTCGCTCCTTTCCGTCCTCGTCTGTCTGTATTACCGGGAGGGAGACAACTTTCCACTCATTTGGCTCAATCTCTTGAAGGTAACCGCACAAGTCGTGCTCATGCAACCTCTGCATGACGATGATAATTGGCGTATGACGTGAGTTTACACGGTTACGGATGGTTGTCTCGAAACGTCTGTTGATAGACTCTCTGACGTTATCGGACAAAGCATCGTCCGGTCGTAAAGGGTCATCGATAACTATGGCTCCCGAAAAGTGACCGGGGTTGAACGTAGCCATGAACTTATCCATGTTCTTTATGTCTTCTTCTGTCCAGTCTGGCTGACCTGCACCAAAACCTGTGATCTGACCCAAGGTAGATGTAGCATACTCACCACCACCTGCCGTTGTGCTCCATTTTGATCTGGTGTTATCGTTCTTTCTGATTTTGACATTCGGGAATAGTGTTTGAAAATATGTGGAAGTTATCGTGTCCTTGACTGCCATTGAGTTATCCTGGACGAGACTTCCGGAATAAGATATATGAAGAAACTTTGAAGCAGGGTTCAACGCAAGACCATATGCGATAAACATCTGTGAACACAAGAGGGTCTTTCCGTAACGAGGGCTGATGTTGATAATCAGCTTATTCGTCTTTCCTCTTATAACATCCATGAGCGCATCACATATAATCCTGTGATGTTCGCCTATTACATACTCACGTCGAGCAGTATAGGCGAACATCTTAGTAGTGAATTGCAGCAGGGACGATGCCACTAACTGCTTATGAAGAAAACGTTGTTTCTCAAAGTCCATTTATCTTCTGTAATTCTTTAATATCATCCAAGGACAGCTTAGGAAATTTGAAGTCCTCGCCATCCTTGCCGGTTACTTCTTGAATATGCTTATCTGCCAATCCGTTGAGCCTTGCAACAATGCTGGAATCAAACTGATGAAGCATGGCACCATCAATCTGCTGGGCCATCACGACATTCTCAATCTGTGTTATCACCTGCTCAAAGCCTGGTCTCTTAAGATTACCTCTCTTGAAATCCGCCCATTTCTGAACGATGCCACAGAAAGCACAAAATCCGACAAGAGTATAGGCTCTTCTGAAAACCCTTACCTCTTGTCTCATGGAATTTGTGGATTTGCCGCTGCCACCTGCAATAGAATTGCTACCAGTCTTTTGCTGCCAAGGGTCATTTTCAACATCATCACAGTAAGCTACAAACTTATCCCATAATTCCTGAGAAGACTTAATCTTGTATGGTCTCCCAACAGGATTGGGGATTCTATGTACGAAAGACTTTACTTTCGGCTGTGATGATTCATCTGTCATGGCTTCTTAACTTTTACTAGTTTACCGCAAGCGGAACAATTATACTCATAATACTCTGAAGGCTTGACCTGGATATTCTCCTCAACGCCCTTCATTTCCTCCTTGAACTTCTGGTCCTTCTGGGCTTCCGTTACGACCTTCTTAGCCGTATGGTTAGTCTCAGCCTTGGAAGGTGCGGCCGCAGGCTTCTGTTCCTTTGGCTTAGCGTTGAGTCCAAGCATACCGGCAATGCTCTCATCGAAAGCAAACTGAATGCTGTTAGGATCACCGAGATAGGAGAGCTCCTTGCGAAGCTTCTTCTCGTTCCAAGTGGCAAATTCGGACGTCTTGTCATCAGCGATTCTATACTGCTTAATCTGCTCATCAGTCAGATAGTCAAGACGGATGCACGGAACCTTATCCATTCCCAATGCCTTGGCTGCCTTATACACACCGTTACCGGTTACAATCACGTTGTTCTTATCAACGGAAATAGGCTGAGTGATGCCGAAATCCTTGATAGACTGCATGATTGCCTGTACCGCCGTCTCGTCAGTCTTATGCGAACCGTCATGAGGCACGATACTGTCAATAGGTAACTCAATTACCTTGTCATTAATCTTAATCTCTTCCATACCTATTAATCCTCAATTTCAATTGTTTCCATATTTCCGCAATATGGGCAAACGACCTTCATATAATGTGAACCGTCCTCGCGCTCTTTGAGAACGAACAAATCCTTGGCAGGGTCTTCCTCCTCCTCATCTGAAGGAGCTTCCTCGCTTTCGCCAGCCTCTTCATTGGATGGAGCCTCGAAGTTCTCATCATCAACCTGAGAATAGTCATCCTGGAAGCCACCATACTCTTCTGCCTGCTGGTTGATGCTGTCGAGAGAGAAGTTGAGCATCTGATTGATGTCCTCAAAGAAGAATGCCTGCATATCGGTAGGAACCTCCATGTTGCGCAATTCCTCCAAAAGCTGGTCTTCATCAAAAGAAGACTTCTCTGCCAGCTTGTTATCGAGGATGCGGTACTTCTTTGCCTTTTCGTCGTCCATATCCGAGTAAACGACAGGAACGAACTCCATACCCAACTGGTAAGCGGCCACGTATCTTGTGTGACCGGCAATGATTACACCTGCCTTATCAACGAGGATAGGCTTAACGTATCCAAAACGCTTGATACTCTCCTTAGTAGGTTCAACCGCATTCGTGTTGTCACGAGGGTTGTCATAGTAAGGAAAGATTTCACTGAGTTTAACTACCTTTACTTTCATTTCTTATCCTCCTTCTTCTTGGCTGTCTCTCTTGCTACGCGTCTCTCGTCGACAACCTTTTCGATAGCCGCATTATACTTATAGTTCTTGAAAATCTTGGCAAAACCGGTAACAAATTTAAGCTTTACAAGCTCTTTCTGCTCCAGACCTACCTTTTCACAAATCTCACGCTCAGACACACCATCTCTGAGCATATTGAAAACGATGTTTACCATTCCATCGACAGAGTGACTTCCACGGGCACGATTGTGTCTTACGGTTGATGCCATACGTTGGTCGATGTCCTTATCTAGGACTACAATCGGCAGCTTTCCGCCACATCGCTCATTGATGTCCGCAAACTTGCGAATAACGAGGTTTCTGTGGAAACCGTCGATGATTACATACTTCTGCAGCTTCTCGTCCCAAATGGTAACGATAGGCATTGTGTAACCGTCTTCCCTCACGGATGTATAGAGAAGGCGCATTTCCTTATCTGCCACATGGTTAGGGTTGTAGTTGTTTGCTACAACCATATCCTTGTCAACCCAAAGCACGCAATCTACAGGGTTGACTTTCTCTGGAGATAAGGAACTGATATACTTTCTGAGGTCGTTCAAAAACTGCACCTTATCCTTGGCAGCATCAAACTCCTTCTTGATGTTCTCTTGAAGATTCATATTCCTTATTAGCTTTTTCTATTTTAACATAATTGTCGCTCAAATACTGACGCAAAGAACGCTCTACGCTCTGAATGCGCTTCATTCCGAAATCTTCCGCAATGACACAGACAGCACTGGTATAACCAATCTGATGTATTACGTAATCAATGCACTCCTGGCAATGACCGGCTTTAGCTACATTTCTCTTCTTGGCGGAACGGTAGCCTTTCTTGATTGTCTCCGCATTCTTCTTGTCTTCACAAAGATTGTCTGCGAGATAATCAACGTATTCATCCCAATCCTTGAAATAAGGTGGCAAGTTGTAGCAGTATGTTGCCACTTCGTTAAAGACGTGTACAGATGTATTGACGTTTGCCACTCTTCGCACCAGCTTGTCATAGAACCATGGGTCCACTTCCTTAATGAAGCCTAAGTCGTGGATAGCCTGCTCATGGATGAGGGAACTTACTCGGCACGCTCTGAGTGGCTTCTGCGTGAACTGATAGTTATAGAGCTTACAGTACGGAAGCTTGTTGCTGAAGATGTAATACCATACATCATGAACCTTCCAATCCCAAATAGGGTAGAGCACCAGACTTCTAGGTGTGCCGTCTTTATAATATCCGCCACCACCTCCCCACGTAATACCTGGAAGGCACTCGCCTCTAGTAAGACCCGACAAACGTGCCGGCGACTCCTCGATGCGAACGCCGCCCAAAGTTAGGTAGTCTTTGCCAAAGAGCATTCTGTGTACCTGATCAAGAGTCTTGGAGAAATACTGATTGTGTGGGATTTCCAAATCTCCATAAGAATCTGGCTCCTTCTCACGAATCCACTTTTCTCCTGGCCCCCATACATTGAACCATTCTCCCTTTGAGGCATTCCATTCCTGGAAGTATGACTGAATCCAATACGGCTCAACCCACGGCAAGTGCATGATGTATCGTATGTACTCGATAGTCATTGGAGTCTCTGCCTCTTGGTCTAGGAAGAGGACGGGAATCTTTTCAATTCCCATCTCCTTCATAACCTCGTGCGCAAGGTTGAGAACCACGGTAGAGTCCTTTCCTCCCGACATCGTCACGACAATCTTACGCTTACCATAAAACTCCCGAAAGATGTATCTGAATCTTTCAAGAGCTGCCTCATAAACGTTTTTGTCACTGTAAAATATCATTTCTTTCTATTGTTTAATAATACCTTGTCGCTGGAATTACTGAAATGGGTGTCAAGGTAATTCTTAAGCCTACCCATCATTTCATTATTATTGTGGCCGCGAGCGGCATTGTGCATGATTGTTGCATATCTCAACTTCTCTTCGTCGAAGTCAACGAAGCATACAGGAACCATTTCATATCCGATGACGCAGGCGGCGCGGTATCTGTTCTCTCCGTCCACAATCTGCATCGTCGAGCGGTTGACAACGATAGGCTGAGTAAATCCGAAATAGAGCAACGATTTGATGAGAAGGTCAAAACTGTCTGCATCATGCGTATTAGGGTTATAGTCATTCGGATAAATGTCATCAACCTTAACGTATTCAATATGCAGCGGCTTCACCTGCTCAACCTCGATATTGTCCTTTGCCAATTTCAAGGCTAGATTTTCCTTAGAGTTTTTTGTATTCATCGAGAAATTCCTTGTTTACGATTTCCTTAACCCAATCCTTGCTTGACTTAGCCAAATAAGGATTCTTGAACTCACTCTCCCAATCTACAGACTCAACATCAAACTGGTTGTCGTAGGTCTTACTGTTCCTAGGAATGCCACCTACGGCGCCTGGATTGTTGAACGTGCTTCTGTATGCACCGAAATGCTGAACCAGACCGGGAACGATAGCGTAAAGGTCGATACCCTTTGCCTGAAGGTATGCCTTAAGGCGCGAATCATCATAACGTGTCTGATCATCCGTCATCTTGTTTGAAGTTTCAACAAAGTCCTTGGCTAGGTCATTTGGATATACGCTAGCCTGCAGCCAGAAATTAGTCTTTGTAGAAATAACGTGCTTGCCCTTTGCGTAACAATCAGTATAGTCACCATTTGTAGGATTGTAGAAACTGATAACATTGTTTTCGGGAGCAAAAGAGAGAATATGTAAAATCTTGGCAAGAATGTTGCGGTCAAAGGTAATGTCATCGTGGATAATCATGCGATGGGTTCCTTCCGCTACCTCTTGCGTCAACGCTTGGGAATAATTGTCCCAAAGACCCTTACCTCGGTCCATAGAGATACTGACAGGAATACCATAAGGTTTCGTGCTGGTCTCTATCAACTTCTTAAGGTATTTGCCCTCACGTTCTCGCTTCGGAACGTTGAGGATGATAATCTGAGAGAGTTTAATCATATGCGTAA